ATGATTACCATTGGTTCCATCGGCGATATCCTCAGCATCCTGCGACGCCGGGCGCTGGTCATGGGCGTCACCGTCCTCGTGGGCGGTGCGCTCAGCTTCGCCTATGCGAAAAGCAAGCCGCACAGCTACGCCGCCTCGGCGCTGATGCAGATCGAGACGCCGCGCACCTTCAACGAGGATCCGCGCGGCAGCAACAGCACGCGCATCGCCGCCAGCTATTGGCTGCAGCTGGTCCAGGCGCGGCTGATGGTGCGCGACAACATCCTGGACCTGATCGACCAGTTCGGGCTCTATGCCGACCTGCCCAGCCTGCGCGCCGAGGAGAAGATCGGCCTGTTCCACCGCTCGATCGGCATCGAGACGGTCAGCGGTGGGATGCCCGCCTTCGGGGCCGAGCAATGGCCGGGCCTGCTGCGGGTCACGGCGACCATGCCCAGCCCGGAACTGGCCGCCGCTGTCGCCAACGAGCTGGCCGGGAAGGTGCTGGACCTGAATGCCAGCACCCAGACCGAGCGGGCGGTGGAAACGCTGCGCTTCTACAGCGAGGAAGAGCAGCGCCTGATGCAGCAGATCGAGCGCGTCGAAAACGAGATGGCCGAGTTCCGCAACGCCAATCTGGACTATCTGCCGACGGTGCTGGACAACCGCCCCGACGAGCTGCGCGCCATCGAGGGCGAGCTGACCACGCTGGGGGGCGAGCTTCTGGAGGAACGCGCCAAGCTGGCTGAACTGACCGCGAAGCCGCAGCTGAGCACGGTCGAGCAGCGCACCCAGGAACGCATCACCAGCCAGCTTCAGGTGCTGATGGCGCGCGAGGCGCAGCTGCGCAACCGCGTGGACGAGATCCGCGGCTCGGGCCAGCGCACGGCCAATGCGCAGGCGCAGATGGATTCCTACGACCGCCGGCTGACGCTGCTGCGCGACCAGCTGTCCGAGGTGGCCGGCCGCCGCGCCAATGCCGAGACCGCGCAGCGCATGGACGAGGAATATCGCGGCGACCAGTTCATCCTGCTGGAACGCGCCGTGCCGCCCGAATATCCGGTCGCGTCCGGCCGGCGCAAGCTGATGGTAATGGGGCTGGCGGCCTCGATGATGCTGGCGACGATGATCGCCCTGGCACTGGAGGTCCTGAGGCCGATCCTGCGCTCGGCCTCGCAGATCGAACGCGCCTCGGGCCTGCGCCCGGTGGTGACGCTGCCGGACCTGCCCCGGCAGCAGAAGCCCGACTGACCGACCGCGGCCAGGCCCGGCGCCCCTTGCGCAACGCGCCTGGCCTGCCTATACGGAACGGGATGCGGGTGTAGCTCAATGGTAGAGCAGCAGCCTTCCAAGCTGAATACGTGGGTTCGATTCCCATCACCCGCTCCACCTCACCATAAATTCCATTTATATATCAATGCGCTAAGCGTTAAAGTGTCCCACGCCGGAAACGTCCGTGGGACACTTCACCAGTCCATGGCCTCGAGCGCGCCCATCGCATCTCGCGCGAGTCGCCACCGCTCGACCCCCTTGGTATAGACCTCCGAAGTCTTGGCTTGCGTGTGGCCGTGGACGGTCATGATCTGGTATTGGGAGCATCCCTCCTGCGCCAGCAGGTGCCCTGCCGCCTTCCTGATGCCGTGGGATGAGCGGTTGTCCAATCCGGCGTCCCTGCACCAGCGCCGGAACATCTGGCCTAGGGAATCGGGGGTCGCAAAGGGTTGGCCTCGGTAATTGAGCAGATAGGTTTCGCCTGTCACCTTGGCGGCGCGGGTGGCGCGATAGAGCGGCGGCATCAGGGGGATCGTGACCTCCGCAGATCCCCGCTTGACCGGCTGCCAGCGCAGCGCGCGGACGCCCTCGACTGTCGTCTCGTGTTGACGGCCGAGGCGGATCGCGTCCGAAATCCGGCAAGCCGTGAACATGAACAGCGTCAGCGCCAGGTGGGCCGCGGTGCCTGGCGGATGATGCTCGCGATATTTCCGCAAATCCTCGGGGGTCCACGGCACCGCGCCGCCCCTGCCCCGGTCTATCCGAGCGATGCCGATGGCCGGGTTCACGGCGCAGAGCCGACGCTCCGTCGCCCACCGATACATGGCGCGGATGCCCTCAATGACGCTATCCGCCCATGCCGGCGTGTCGATCATCTCATCCCGCAGCTCGACCAGCTTGGCTGGCGGTATGTCCAGCGCGTAATCCGCATATTTTGCGGTGAGAACCTTCATCACCCCCCGCCGCTTCTTCAGCGTCAGCTTCGAGACGGTTCCGGCATCGACGGCCCGCTCCATCGCCGCCAGGTGCTTTGCTGCCAGCCAGCCGACCGACCCGCGAATCGCGCGCTCCTCTGGCGATGCCTCCGGCTCGATCCTCACCCCTGCCCTCGCGGCGTGGTAGATCTCGATGAACTGCGGATGGTCTGGCATGACCGACAGCGGGATGCGGCGCGTTTTATCGCCCTCGACCCGGACCCTGTAGCGCACTGCGCCAGACGGAAGTTTTTCGCGCAGCAGGCCGGGATAGGCGATCTTCATGTCTTTCAGGTCCACGGGATGGGCTTCCTGCCATCGTGGGCCTGATCGACGGTGGGCGCAACTGGAGTCGGTTCAGGCATGATCCGCACGGTCCCGGCCTCTGTCACGATCTCGACTACCGCGCGCGGATCTTCTGCGCGCGCCGCCCGGATAAACCGGCGGGCCTGCGCCTCGGTCATCACTGCACGGCGCGCACCCATCACCCCTCCCCCTCATTGCAAACCGGGCACGGCACCCCGCGCCGGATCTCGGTATCGGTCATGTCGAAAAGCCAGCCCGCGTCGTGACCGCACCTGCGGCAGACGAATTTCCCACCCTTGGCGCTGGTCCATCCCGGCATCATGCCGGGGGCCTGGCCGATATCGACGGCGTGCATCATCACGCGGCGCGGTTTGCGCGGGACGGGGCCGAAAAGGTCAACGCGGGGCATCACAGCAGTATCCCTTGTCTGGTCGCCTCGTCTGCAGCGCGCTCAGCCGCGTCGATCCGGTCCCGCGCAATCGCGAGGAAGTCGCCCTCTCGCTCAATTCCGACGAAACCGAACCCCTCCAGAACCGCGCCTCGCCCTGTCGATCCGCTGCCCATGAACGGGTCCAGCACCACCCCACCGGGCGGAGTGATGAGCCGGCACAGATAGCGCATCAGGTCGGTAGGCTTGACCGTTGGATGGTGGTTCTTGCGGCGCGTGTCGCGACCTTCGGACCAACTGCTGGCCTTTCCGCTGGTGCCGTTGGCCGTCTGGAACTGGACTACCTCGCGTTCCGGGCCTGTCAGGCCATGGTCACGATCAGCTTTGCTGGCCTTGGCGCAGTAGAAAAACCGGGCAGCGCTGCCACTGTCCCGGCGCGCTGGCGAATCCTTAGCAGCGGACATGTCGCCATAGATCCCGAGAGACGGTCGGTTTCGGCTATGACCGGCCAGATCACCCTGCTGCCCAGGGGCTATTGGGAATGCCGCCAAAACCTCCTCACTGCCGTCATGGATCAGGTTGGCAGGCCAGCGTCCCGTTCCGCAGGCTGGGCCGCCCCTGTGCTTTGGTTTATGCGTCATCATGCTCCGGCCAGGGCGACGATAGCCTTCATGCGCCTCGGTATAGATCTCGCCTATCGCGCCGCGCTCGATTATCTCGCCTATGGCAGGTACCCGACACCCGTCGACGTTTAGCGCTCCGGTGCCGAAATCTTGGACATTCGCCGCGACTGTTCCTGCCATCGGCTTGCGCGCCAGCGTGATCGGCTCCAGCGCCGGCTTTAGCGCAGTGCCCCAGCCATTCCAGTCACCATCCAGATTGTGGGACTTCGGGAACCCTGACCCATAGACCCACATCAGCAGATCGCGAATCTCGAATCCCGACTCCTCAATGCGGGTTGCCATGCGGTGGTGGGTTCGCGTCCCGGCAAATGCCAGCAGATGACCTCCAGGCTTCAGGACCCGGAAGACCTCGCGCCATATCTCCGATGGCGGCACGTCGCTATCCCATCCTGCGCCCATGAACTCGATGCCATAGGGCGGATCGGTCACGCAGGAATCTATCGAGGCGTCAGTGATCTGCTTGAGGATCTGGGCGCAATCTCCGAGGTGAAGCATCACGGCGCTGCTGCGGTTCTGGGTCATTGCTCAGCCCCCTCACGCGCATAGATCTCCCGCCGCAGCTCCGCCGGCATCGAAAACACGAACTCCCGGATGGCATCGACCGACCAGCCCGTGCGCTCGGCGATATCCTCGACCCCGAAGCCCTCGGACAGGGCGTCGAGGATGCGGGCATGCTGCCAGTCTTTGAGGGTGGGGTGGCGCGTCGGGGCGGTCATGCCCTGTTCCCTCTCTCTTGATCGATCTGAGGTCGCACGGCAAGATCATCGCCATGGGAAAGAATGTTGTGCCACTGCCGAAAAAGCGGCTGCGATCCGTGACAGAGGATCGCCTGATAGAGCGCCCTCTTTCGGCAAAGCGCCGAGTTATTCGGTTGCCGATGGCCCGCAGGTCCAGCTTTCGGATGTGGCTGGCTGCTGTTGTCGTTGCCACGGTTTTCATTTGGCTGGGGGCATAGCGGCTTCATGCCTGCGCCTCCCGCCGCTCGGCGACGACCAGGTGCTGGCAGTTCGCGGCCACGATGGCCTCGGCCAGCGGCGGGCAGACGGAATTTCCACAACAACTGACCTGCACGTCCTTCGCGAAGGCGCGCCAGCGCGGGTCGTCGCTGTCCAGGCCCTCCCAGACGCCCTCGATCACGTAGTCATCCGGGAACCCCTGCGCGCGGAACAGCTCGCGCGGCGTCAACATTCTCATGCCGATGTCCACGACGACGAAGGTTGCGCCGTCGATCTCCAGTGTGACGAACTCGCCGCCGTCCCAAGCGTCATGGGCGCGAAGGAACTCGGCCACCTGGCGGGCGCGGGCCTCGTGCTCGGGCGCGAAGGGCGGCGCGGCCAGGTGCGCGACCTCAACATCAAACCTGGGCTTCGTCGTGACCGTGTGGATCGGCTCGTCTATGCGCGGGTCTTGCGGGGTGCTGAACCATTTGGCCAGCCATGCCGCGACCGGCGTCTGATGGCTGCCGCTGCCTGCGATGGTGCTGATCGGCTCACGCAGATCGTGGCCGGCGTGCTGGCCCATGCGCGGCCCGCCGTTCTGCTGGGCGAGGAACGCCGCGACCGGATACTGTTTCACGCCGCCGGCAACCACCGTGTTCAGTGGCGCGCCGATGTCCAGCGCCCGAGGCTGCTGGCCGGCTCGCTCACCGTTCCCGACATGCACCATCGTCGCCGCGATCAGGCTGTTCTGGTCCTTCTTGCTGGCGCAGATCGTATGGTGCGGATCGCGGGCGTCCCGGTTGCCACCGCCCTGCTGCGCATAGGTCACGACCGAGGCGACGACTGCATGGTGACCACCTGTGGCGACTGTCGCCAGAGGATCTGCGGCGCGGCCACCAGGATGTCCGGTCGTGTTGACCGCGAGGAAGGGCGCGAGCACCCCCAGCGGCGCGGCGCCGCCCGGCTTCTTGATCCAGCTGTTCGCCGTAACGGTCGGCGCGGGGTCGCGCAGATCCGATCCGGTCGCCCCGCCGTTGAAGCGCTGGAGGCTGGCCGCCACCAGGCAGGCGTCGGCCTTGGCCGTCACAGTGGCGAAAGGCTCATCCCCGCCGCGCGGGCGGCTCTGCCCGGCCCGGCCACCGCATCCGACGATGCTGGGAACGACCACGGCGCTGTGCCCGCCACCTGCAAGCACGGTGGGATGCGGCGCAGTGATGGCGCTGTCGCGCCGCGCAGTGCCCTTGAGGCTCATGAGCGATGGCACGGCAACCGCCTTCTCGCCGCGGTGCGCCCCGGTGATCGTCTTGAACGGCTCGGCCACATCCTCGACCCGCCCGCCATGCGTCAGGTTGACCAGGAACGGCCGTTCGGCCTCGATGACATAGCGCTTCATGCCGCGCGCCACGCGGGCCAGCGTGTTCGACGCCAGCGGGCGCACGGCGCGCAACCCGTGCTTGGCCATGATCTCGGCGCCCGTGTCGAAGATCGAGGGGCACGGCAGGGACCAGTCGATGCATTCGGCGGCGGTGCGCCACGGCAGCAGCTTGCCCTTGCGGACCTCGGCCGATTTCGGATCGCCATGCGTGGGCTTCGGCCAGACGATGGGCCGGCCGTCGCGGCGCGCGACCAGGAACCAGCGCTTGCGGATCGTCGGCGCGCCATAGTCGCAGGCGCGCAGCTCGCGCCACTTGACCTTGTAGCCAGCCGCCTTCAGGCGTCTGATCCACAGATCAAAGGTAACGCCGGATAGGCCCCTGATCGGCTGACCGTCTTCGCCCAACGGGCACCAGGTGGTGAATTCTTCCACATTTTCCATGCAGATGACATCGGGCTTTGCCTTCTCGGCCCAGTCCACCACGACCCATGCCAGGTCGCGGATGTTACGGTCGCGCGGCGCGCCGCCCTTCGCCTTCGAGAAATGCTTGCAGTCCGGGCTGGCCCACAGCAGGCCGACATGTCGGCCGCCGGTCACGGTCATCGGGTCCACGTCCCAGATGTTGCTGTCCAGGTGCAGCGTCTCGGGGTGGTTCGCGGCGTGCAGCGCCAGCGCCTTTTCGCTGTGGTTGATGGCGACATCGGGCGACCGGCCAAGGGCCATCTCGATCCCGGTGCTGGCACCGCCGCCGCCGGCGAAGCTGTCGATGATCAGGGGTAGGTGCGGCTGATAGGTCATTCCCCACCGCCTTCCTGGCCGGCGGCGCGATCCATCTTGTCGATGTTGCAGCGGTGCGCCTGGAAGCTGACGGCCGCGACCCATGGGTTCCGGTCCCAGCCGTAGCCGCGACCGGCGTTCAGGCTGTCCCAGAGAGTTCGAAAACTGTCACGAGCGTTGCCACAGCATTGCGTCGTCGGCATCTGGTAGTCCCGCCAACCGTCGCTGTCGCGCTCAACGCCCTCGGCAAGCGCATCCGCCTCGCTGATATCCTGCAGCCGCTGCACGCGCACATCGGTGACGATCAGCGTCAGGCGGGAAAACTCGCGTGGCATGTGGATGGACGGCCACCAGCCATCGATGCTGTCGTGACCGTCCGCCTTGTAGAGGATTTCCTCCCGATACATCCGGGACCGCGCATCAGCGATGGTCCAGCCATGCTCCATGCGGGCTGTCCATGTCTCGCGCACCCAGAGCCTGTCGCCGGGGGCGTAGGGCAGAAGCTCGCGCAACCGGCTGTCGCGCAGGTCGTGCCACCGCATATGCGCATCGCGGAAATGCCAGTCATAGCCCGGCGTGTCCGAGGGGCCAAACTCGCTGAACGATTTGTGGCCGCGGATATTGAGGATGCGCCTCGTCTGGCTCTTCCGCCCGTCGAGGATCGCGCGCACCATCGGGCCGGAAAAGAGGATAGGACGGTCAGCCATCACGCCCCGCCTTTCGCGAGGGCTGTGGCAAGGTCATCTAGCAGCGACTGATCGACCTCCTTATAGTCGATCCAAACATCCTCACCGTTCTTCCCGCCATTCAGCAGCGCCCGCGATCCTGGCCTGCTGGCACTGTAAAGCACTGCCTTCACTGCTGCCCGAAGCGCGTGTTGGTCAGGGGCGATGAATGCGAGACCGGCTTCGATCTGCCGCAGAGCAGAGACAGCTGTGCAACTGCACAGTTGACCGCCACCCGGCGCCCGTGCCCGCTTGTTCCACTCACGGAACTCGCGCGCGGCGATCTCGCGGCCGGACAGGATGCAACCGGCGACGGGATGCTGCGCGCGGGACGGGCCGAGGAGCATCAGATGCGAGCCGCAGAAGGGGCAGGGTTTCAAATCGGGACGCATCACACCAGCCCCTTATCGATGGCCAGCCATTCCGGCATGGTGACGGTGGCGGTCCCACCCTGTCCGATCTCGACCTCCACCTGAGACAGCGGCAGCCAGACGGCCTTGTCCTTGTCGCCATCGTCACTGGCGAGGATTGCCCGGTCAGTGCGGGCATGGATCTGGACTGCGATGTCGATAACGTCGGATTTCATCGGGACCTCGTGTTTCAAAAAAGCCGGGGGACCATTGGGGCGATCCCCCGGCAGGCGCCGCGCGGGACAGTGATCAGTGAGCGCGCGGGGGAGGAAGGGTGTCGGTCAGCCTTGCTCGCGCTCGGCCACGAAAGCCTCGTATTCCTCGATCATGGCCGCATATTCGTCCGGGGCCTGAGCACTGATCTCGGCCAGCTGCGCGTCGAACATTTCCAGCGTCTCATCCAGCGGCGCGCCGTCGGTCAGGTTGTCCTTGATCGATTGGTCGATTTTCTGGATCAGTTCCGACACCGAAAACAGTCCGCCGGCTGCGGGCTTGTCGTCCTTGGGCGCCGTGCGCTTCGGGCGATCCTGGTGGGGCGCCTTGTCAGTGTGGTCGGGTGCCTTGGCTGAGCTGCGGCGTTCATCCTGATCCGGTTCTTTCTCCGGCTCGGCAGCGGCCTTCGTCACCTCGCCGGTTTCCTCGTCCACCACTACCTCGGCGTCACTGACATGATCGGTCGTGGCTTCAATGCTGCGCTCGACCTCGCGGGCATGGCTCGGCGTCACGTCGCGCATTTCCGTCTCGACCTCGATCCCGGCCGGAATGCCGATCATCACTTCAGGGCAATACATGCGGATCAGCGCAGCCGCGCTGCGATAGCGCAGCATGGTCTCCGGGATGGACTTGTATTTCGCGTTGCGGGTCCATCCCTCCGCCTTGGCCATCTCCACGTCAGCGGTCATCTGGACGCGCTTGCCGGTGCCGGCGAGGACTGCGAATGCTGTGGCGGACAGGCTGTCTCCCTTGCCCTTCACCTCCCAGTCGATCGGGTCCTTGAAGACACCGTGCATGTTCGCCTTCGCGATCATATAGGTGGTATTCCAACCGGGCTTGCCGCCGACGAAGTAGATGTTCTGGGCGACGGTCAGAGGGTCCTCGCGCAGCCGGACCGCCATGTTCATGACCAGGACGCCATTGGCGATCCGCTCTGCCTCGCTGCCCTTGCGCAGGTGCTCCGGGAACAGAGGCGACAGCGCCAGCATCTTGCCGACGCGCTGCATCTGATCGAACTGGACCGGGTCCATCAGGGCCAGCGTCGGCGCGGCAGCAACGGATACCGGAGCCGAGGGGCGGATTGCGGGGGTGTGGTTGCTCATCAGGAAACCGTCCTTTCTTCGATCCATTTGACGCCGTTGATTGCGGACGGGCCGTCCTTGCGGCGGCGGGCCGCGGTGCAGAGGCGCTCCATTTCCGCGATCAGCGCGGCACGGCCGTCGGCATCCGACAGTAGGAAGCTGAACGCGCGGCGGGCGGCGCTGTCGTCCTCGATGCGGGCGCGATAGGTGGTGCGCGTGGACATCGTGCGGCCACCGCCGGTCCCGCTCGCGATCTGCGCCCGCGCTTCCTTGTCGGCCTGCTTCTGGGCGCGCTCGGCCTCCTTGGCCGCCGCCTCGGCTTCGGCCTTGGCGATCACGTCATTGCTGGCTTCGGCTTCCTTGCGCAGGCGCTCGGCTTCCGCGGCCTTCCGCGCTGCTTCCTCGCGCTCCAGACGCTTCTGCTCGTCCAGCTTGCGTTGCTTCTCGGCTGCATAGTCGGCCAGCATCTTCTTGAGCGCCTTGCCCAGGTCTTCGAGCGGGCTGGTCAGCGTCTTGAATTTCGCGTCCACGGCGCGCCCAGCTTCGAGGTGCGGCTCCTTGGCGGCCTTGCGGGCGTCCTCGATTTCCTTGAAGGCCGCGCGGCACTGGCCGGTGAAGTCGTTCAGCTTCCCGGCTTGTTCCTCGTCAGTGATCCGCTTCAGCTCGAGCCAGGCGGCGCCGGCATCGGCCAGCTCGCGAACGCGATCCTCCAGCTTCGCCGTGATCTCTGGGTCATAGGGCGGCGGCGAATTGTGCCCAAGGCCGGCCGTGCTCATGTCGTTCATGTCAGTTCCTCTCAGGGTCGGATTGCGGCCATGCGGCCAAGGTCCATTGCCGCGTCGATCACGGCCATGTCGGGGATGCGCTCGCGCACGCCGGTCAGGGCGTCGTATTCTTCGGCGCTGATGGCGCGGGCATAGGTCCAGACCTTCACCGGGTCGCAGAGCTGCCCGTTGCAGACCGCCATCAGGCGTTCATCCGCAGTCAGTTCTCCCGTTTCCGGGTCGATCTCCTGCTCCAGCCAGATTTCCACCGGCACGAACGGGCCGCCGCGCACCATGCGCCGCTTGTAAAAGCCTGGCTTCGGCTCATCCTCGACGCGCGGGACGCGCTCACCGGACACGGTGCGGCGCCACCAGTCGTATTGCTCGGCCTTGGTGGTGGGCTGACGGATCATGTCGATCACTCCGCCGCCATCGCGACGCGATCCATCCACTGGTCGCGCAAAAAGTCGCCGTAGTCGTCCCAGCCCGGATCGTCCGGGGACCAGCACTCGGCCACGATGTTCTCTTGCCGGATGATCTCGGCCTCGCCGCAGATCCCCTCGGCCTCGTCGCGGTTGTAGGTCTCGCCGTGGCGCGCCCAGCAGATCAGTTTGGCGCTGACCTCGGTTTCGGTGCCGCGACCGGCGCCCCAAGGGGCCGGCTCCGCAGGAAAGGTCTCGACGGTGATCTCATAGACCGCCTCAAGCTCCTCCTCGTGGCCGTGGATCTGAAGGTAGAGGAAATCGGTGTGGTGGTGGGTGGTGCGCTTGATCATCACAGCCCCTCCAGCGCCCAAGCGGAGCATTCGCCGCCGACCAGCCCGCGCTCCACGCAGCCGTTGAGCGACCCGACATCCCGCATCAGCCATTGCATGGCGCGTGCGCCGATGTCCCAGGCGCCCCAGATGGCGCAGGCCCAGATCGCCAGGCCGAGCAGGACGCCGGCAATCCAGATGGTCGCGTTGGTCGGGTCGATGCGGGTCATTTCCGTGCCTCCCTCTCGGTCTCGGTGGCGCGATGTTTCAGGATGCGATCCAGAAGCTCGTCCTGGCCGGGTCTGGGCTTTCCAAGAATGCCCATCGCCCTCACCCGCAGCTGGCGAGGCGGGCTTCGAGCGAGATCACCTTGCCCTTGCTCGCGGCGATCTGGCCGGCCACGTCGCCGCCGGTCAGGCTCGACACCGGCACTCCGATCAGGAAGACGCCCAGGGCATCCCCCGTCACAGCGCTGCGCTGCTTGGCCTCCAGTGCCGCCAGTGCTTCGCGCTCGGCGTTCAGGTCGGACGCCGCCTGGTGGCAGGACACGCCGGCGAAGGCGTTGCCGAAGCTGACCGGCTGGATGCTGCTGGGGGATTGCGCGCAGGCCGCGAGGATCGGCAGGGCGGCGAGGGGCAGAAGGTGTTTCATCGGGGGCTCCATCTCAGCAAGGTTGGGCAGGATCTGGCCGGGGCCGTCTTCGCTGCTGTTGAGATGAAGGTAATACGCACTGTGCGTATCGTCAACGCCGAAAATACGCGCTGTGCGTATTTTTTGTTTTGGGCCCGATTCGCCCGTGCTATACAGGCGGGGCGGCGCGGTGCCGGATGGAGGTGTGAGATGGTGGACCGTTTGGCAGATCAGCCCTTCGTCGGCCTGGCGAAAGCCGAAACCATGCTGCGGGACTTCAACCGGCTACGGCAGGCGATCCGCGCGCATGACAGCTTCGCGGCAGAGCGGGCATGGGATCAGTGCGAGCGGTGGGTCGACCAGCTGCGGCCGATCACGGGCGCGAATCGCGCATGAAAAAGCCCGCGCGAAGCGGGCGGGCTAGGGCAAAGAAAAGCCCCGCTCGAAGGCGGGGCAGGTATGGAAGATTGCATGATTAATTTGAAGTAAAGACTTTAGCCATTGGTCATCTGCGAGCCTCTTCGAACAGTCACCTGCACCTCAACCCTAACATCCGCACGTCAACAGCACAATCGGCTATCTGCTTTTGGAGTGAGCTAAAACCTCGCCTGCAGCAAGCTGGGCTAGATAGACCCAAGGCTGAAGTAGCATAGAATTATTCGCCGTTGGTAGAATTACACCTCCTTTTATCAGGTCTTTTCCGTGCGCGAGAGCGTTTCTGATGTCGCGCATAGACCGCGAAACTGGCGATAATCCCTTTGCTATGAAGTCATCAATAGTGTCGTTCTTGCCGATGAGAGCAGGTAAAGTGTATCCCCCGTCAAAATGCTGAGCAGAGGAAAAATAATCCCTATTGTTATCGATCTCCTGCCATAAGACGGTTTCAGAAATTGAACCCACCGTGCGCTCAAATTTCAAGAAATCATCAAGCACCTTTGTGTCGCTCGAATTAACCGCTTCGCAAATCAGGTCGATTATCTCAGATTTCTTCGCGCGCACATCTGGCCGCGACACGAGGTGCTTAACCTTACTTCGTAGAGTATCGCTCGCATAACTCATCGAAACGTTTTCGACGATACGGAAAAGATAGATGAAGCGAAGAAAGTTGTTATCGGTAAAGGTTTCATCCCAATAGGTGAGCAGCGCTACATCTAGTTCTTCAGCGTCAATTGTGTCTGGGAAGGATTCGTGGCGATAACGACCCTGATCGTTATATCCTTTCGCGGTCACCTCTTCATGCACCATCACCCTAGGGGTGCTGTGGTCAAAATAGCTCATGTAAAAATTTAGCGTTCTAATGAAAGCTATAAGTTCATCATTGATCGCGCTTACATTTGAAATATAGAAGCTTAAAGGTGAAATGAAAATTGTTTCGAGATCTTCTTCGCTAGCCAGGTCCATGAGTTTAAAAGAGAAGAGATTTCTGTAATTATTGTCCGTCGGCCCGACAAAATCCACCAGTCTTGATAATTCAATTAGCCTTTGAGATGCCGGAGAAAATCGACAAACCCTTGTTATTCCATTGTGCGTAATCTCAAATGATCGAGTTGAAAGGTTCGCCCCAAGTACTGCTTTTTTAAAGCTGGTGTAAATAATTTCTAGTTCATTTTTATCTAGGTGCAATATCGCGGTTAGCTTCGGAGGCAGCACGCAGTGTTCCATCAGCTCCTTGACTGCCGGAGGGCTTTCTTCTGATAGTTGATGCAATTCGATTTGAAGTGCACTATCGTTCCAAGGCTTGAACGCCAACAATTCTTCTTCGACGGGATCGAACTTTATATAATCGTTGTTGAGTGAGAAAAGATAAAGTAGCGCATTTTGTTCACCAGTCAGCTTTGTATGGCCGCTAAATTCATCTTCTTTTAACTCTTTCTCCATTTTCTCTCCGCTCATTCCCTCGCTCCGCTTTCCAATCCCTCGCCGCCCACTCGTCCAGCAGCACGCGGGCCGGTGTGCGCTCACTCCTCATCCAGCACTATCGCCGCCCGGAGCGCCGCCGCCAGGTCGTCGGCCAGCCTCGCAATCACCGGGTCCGGGTCGTTCGCCGCCTCGCTGAACCCCTCGGCCAGGTCCTCCCGGCCCTCTGGCGTCGAGGCGATGCCCATGGCCATGCCGACCATCATGTGAACCGCGGCCTGCCTGGTGGCGGCCAGCTCGGCCTCCAGCTGCTCGATGCGCGACTGCAGCGCGGCGATCTCTTCCAAGCCGCCAGGCATCCGCTATTCCCTCAGCTTCTGCGCGACCATCCGCGCCAAGATCCCCGTGATCCTGCTGCGGCGCCGGCCGTCTGCGATCTCATCGTACATCCGCGCCATTGCCTCGCGCTGATCCCGCTGCGGGTGCGACGCAATCGCGAAGTTGGCCAGCATCGTGGCGGCGGCCTCGCGGGTTTCGGCCAGTTCCGCCTTGAGCTTGGCTATTTTGGCCTCCGGGGTCATGGCTGGCGCTCCAACTTATCCACAGATTCGCCCCCCGAATTTTGGTTAACCGTGCCCGTCAACGTGTTGCCTCGGCGGATTGCCGCCGGTTACGATGTTCCCGTTTGGTTCCGCATGGGGAGGGTGGGATGACAGATGAAGACCTGCTGAAGATGCTGAAGCGCGCACGGCGCGAAAGTGGCCTTCCATTGGACTTTTGGGCCGACATCACTGATGGCCTACCTCACAGCTTCGTAGCAATTTTGTGCGGGAGATCATCGATCTTCCCGAAGTACATGAACTCCAAGGATAGGCCGTGAGCCTTGCGTATCTTCTTGGCTGATACCAGCGTCAGGTCGCGCTCCCCGGTCTCATAGGGGCCGTAAGTTTGCGGCAGCAGGCCAGCCTTCGCCGCAAATGTCTTCTGATCGAGTTCAAGAATCTCGCGAGCGCGCCTCAGGCGTGCAGCGACGGCCTCTCGGCTATCTTCAAGATCCTCAAGCATCCGATCCTCTCGCGGTTTTCCGTGATCGGCATCGTAAGTTCGCGTCATGCGAATTGCAGTCAGCGTTTTGCGTATTGACCATGATACGCACTGTGCGTATTTTGGCTGTATGGAACACATCAGTCATATCTGGCCGACGATCAGATCCCTCGCTGACGACTTGGGCACCCCCTACACGACAGTGCACTCGTGGTCTGTGCGCGGGCGCATTCCTCCTGATCGGGATCTCGATCTCATTGAGGCTGCCAAGCGCCACGGCGCCACGCTGACCCTTGAGCAGCTTGCGCGTGCCCGCCGCGCCCAAACGCAAGAAGGCGCGGCCTGGTGGTCCCGGCCGCGCCCTCTCACCCTTCTGCTGCTGTTTCCAAAGGATCCTTCGCACGGGATCAACATGGGAACAGTGCAATGAAAAATCTTGCAGATTCGTCCAACCCGCGCGAGGCGCGTCGTTGGTTCAGGAATATGCTGTGGCGGGCCTTTCCGTCGCCGTCCGAGAACGAGCTGGCCATCAGGGCCGCTCGTGTTCTCGATGTTTCTCCGCGCCAGGTGAAGAACTGGCTGCGTGAGGAGAACGACGCGTCGCTCCGCTACGTCACCGCCGTCCTAGCGATTGCTGGGGCAGAGATCATCTTCGGAAAAATCGAGGGGCGCTGATGTTGCGTATCTACTGGCACCTGATGGGGCGGCTTTACGAGGCGCGGTCAAACCGCGCCCTCACCCTCCATATCAGGTTCGCGAACCGCGCGGAAAAATTTTTCCGCAAACTCAGGGGGCTGTGAGATGTCCTCGACCGCCCCCGACGCCTCCGTCCGCCTGCTGCGCGCGATCCGCGACGGCCATGGCACGCTGCCGGGGAGCGAGCTGGCGAAGCATATCGGCATGGCGCCGGGCCCCTTCTGGGACCTGGTCGCCCGCGGCTGCCGGGAAGGCTGGCTCGCCATCAACGACAAGGACCGGCTGGACATCCGCTTCGAGGCGAAAGGCACCGGCCCGGCTGACCTCCACAGTTTCTGACGACGCGGCCGCGGCGCTCAGCGGCGTTTCCCATCAGGACCCACGACATGAACGAACACGCCGACATCCACCACGACATGGAGGGCGACGAGCCCGAGCTGAAGCTCGACACCCTCATGGGCGACATCCGCGACGCGATGCTCAGCCGGATCCGCCACATGAAAACCAGTTGGGCGCTCTGCACCGAGGCCGAGCAGGCCGAGATCGCCAACGGGCTGCAGCTGGCAGCGAAGGCCCTGGTTCGGGGCGTGGTGCGCGAACTGACCGCGCACGAGTTTCCCCACACCGTGGTCGAGCTTGGCGAGATCAAGATCGGCGGCAGCAAAGGGATCGAGGGCAAGATTTCGTGTCAGAACATCGAGTTCAACCGCAACGTCCTCGGCGATCACGTTGGCCAGATGGTGCAGATCGTCATGGTCGATTCCGACACCTTCATGGGCGAGCGGGCGTCGCCGGATATCCAGCCCGACCAGGGCGACATGTTCTCCGGGGCCCCGGAGGATGGCGAAGGCGACGACGAGGACGACGAGACGCGCCAACTGCCCAAGCCGGAGGACTTCGACTGATGGTCGAGTTCACGATACCGGGGCGGCCATTCGCGAAACAACGTCCAAAGGCGGCCATCGTCGCCGGTCGGGCGCGCGTCTACACGCCGAAGGAGACGGTCAGCTTCGAGGGCAAGGTTGCCGAAATCGCGCGGCCGTTTTTCCCGGAGCCCATCGAGGGGCCGGTGAAGCTGCGCATCGTGGCCGTCTTCGCCGTCCCGGCATCGTGGAGCAAGAAGAAGTCAGCGGCGCATGAGGGCGGCTTTCACGTCCAGCGCCCTGACGGTGACAATCTCCTGAAAAGCATCAAGGACGGCCTGAACCGCATTGCCTGGCGCGACGACTGCCAGGTGTCGGACGCGCGCTGCGTGAAGCGCTGGGGCCGCTACGACGAGACATTCGTGCAGGTGGAGGCGCTGTCATGACCGCATCCTCGCCCCACTCCCGCCGCGCCAGCCCGGTCACCGGCCCCGACGGCACGGTCTATTCCAGCCACCGCGCCGCGGCCCGCGCCCTGGGCGTCCACGCCAAAACCATCCGCTGGCATCTGGACCGATACGGCGACCTGTCGATGCTCGGGATGCTCTATGTTCGCTGCGTCTGGCGCGGCCGGGAATACCCGACCATGACGGCGCTGTCGAAGGCCAGCGGCATCGGCGTGCCGACGATCATCTATCACCTGGCGACGCACGGAAATCTCGACCGCCTCGGGCTCGGCCAAAAGGGCCGCAAGGGCAATCTCAGCAAGTCCAGGCCGGTCCGCATCGGATCGACCGAATGGCCGTCACGGGCCGCGCTGGCCGGCGACATCGGCGTTCACCCCGCGACCGTCTCGCGGTGGCTGAACGGCGCCGCCAGTCGCGATGCGGCCGATCGGCTGATGGTGGCGGCCATGGAGAAAAGCGCCGGGATCAATCGCGAGGTATCACCATGAACGCCCGTCCAGAAATCCTGACCGGCTCCGAACTCACCACCGGCCGCCGCAAGCCGTCCGAGATCGTCGCAGAATATGAGGCCAAGCGAGAGGCGCTGGAGGGCGCACTGTCCGAATACGAGGCAGCCGGAAGCGCGCTGAAAGCTGCCGCCACGATCGGCGGCACATGGGGCAATGTCACGCTGGACACTGGGCGCGGCATCTACGCCAGCGTGCTGGAGCAGTCCCTGCTCATCTCGGCCTGGCGCCACATCTACGAGCTCTATGGCTTGGCCGACATTGCCAGCGCCGAAGACAAGCGCCGCTTCGAGCAGATGTTCGCCGCGCCGCCGCCGTTCACGGTCGAGAACATCCGCGAGCAGTTCGGCGATCTGGTCATGGACCCCTGGGGCAGCGTCCTGCGCGGCATGGCCGAGGTCTTCGCGCAGTTGGATCCGGCCTTCAAGAGCCACGAGAAGATGAAGATCGGCGTGAAGGGTCTGCCCAAGCGCGTGATCCTGTCCAGCGTGGTGGGCTATGGATCGTGGGGCCGGGATCGGTTGCGCGATATCCTGAACGCGCTGGCGGCATATCAGGGCAAGCCGCTGGTCGATCATCGGGAACTGTCCCTAGCCCTCGAACACGACGGGGAGGTCTGGCGCGAAGGTGCCGTTATCCCCGATCCCTACGAGGTGCGTCAGGCCGAGCGCGCGCGGGCGCATTGTCTCCGCAAGGGTCTCGTTCCATCGGAAGCGGTTATCAAGGAGCCGACCAAGCACACCATCCCGGCGCGGGGCGTCTGGATCAAGATGTTCCAGAACGGCAACGGCCACCTGTTCTTCGGGCCCGAGGCGCTGCGCGACATCAACCGGGCGCTGGCCGAATACTATGGCGATGTATTGCCCGACTGCCCCGAGGAACGCCCGGCCCGGCAGCGCACCGGCACCGATGTCAGCAAGGACCTGCAATACTACCCGACGCCCGTGGCGGTCGTGGAGCGGGTGCTGGCCGAGATGTCCTATCGCCTGCCCGGCCAGCGCGTGCTGGAGCCGTCCTGCGGCTGCGGGCGATTCATGGACGCCCTGCGTGCCCTCGGGGCCGATGTGGTCGGCTGCGAGGTTGATCCGGTCAGAGCGGCGATGTGCGAGGCCAATGGTCACCGCGTCATGCGCATGAATTTCCTCGACACGGTTCCAACGCCGGATTTCGACCGCGTGGTGATGAATCCGCCATTCGCTGGCCGTCACTATGCCAAGCATGTGCGCCATGCGCTGCGGTTCCTCAAGCCGGGCGGCGCACTCACCGCGATCCTACCGGCGACGGCCCGCTACGACCACGGCGAACTGGATGACCTGCGACCGCATTGGGACGACCTGCCGGTCGGGTCGTTCACCGAGAGCGGGACGAACATCTGCACCACCGTTGCGACGATCAGGAGGGCGGCGTGAGCAAGGGTTTCGTCTACGTCCTTCACAACGCGTCCATGCCCCTACTGGTGAAGATCGGCAGGACAACCCGCAGCAGTCAGCAGCGCTGCAACGAGCTGTGGCAGACGGGCGTCCCAACGCCATTCCAGATCGCGATGGAGGTCTTTTCGCCTGACTGCTGCGAACTCGAAGCGATCATGCACAAGGAGTTTGGCGAAGTCAGAGTGACCCCGGCGCGGGAATTCTTTCGTGCAAGTATGGGCGAGGTCTGCGAGCGGCTCCAGGAGCTTCACAGAGATCAGGTCGAGCGGTTGGTGAGCGAATATCTTCCGAGACACACCATCGTTCCGACCGATCTGAAGGTTGATGAAAGCCACCTCGAAGATCTCGCATCAGTCATCGGGGATCACCCCGAGAATGTGGCCAGCGCCATGGGCATCATGGACGTTCACGAAGTCTATCCGGCCCTCTGCCGGTGGCGCGACATGGCTGGTGTTGACACGCTGGATGAGGGCGGATTGTGAGCGACAAGGCCGTCCATATTGCGCTCTATCCTTCGGACTGGCTGGCCGGGACGCGCGGTCTGACGCCGGCAGAAACCGGCGTCTACATCACGCTTGTCTGCATGATGTATGAGCGCCGGGCCCCTCTGCAATTCGATCATGCGCGCCTAGCCAGAATGTGCAATTGCCCGGCCGGCACCTTCAAGAAAATCCTCGCGGTACTGATTGACGAAGGGAAGTTGATCGAGACCCCGGATGGCCTGTGGCAGCGCCGAGTTGAGACCGAGATTGCTGCGGCGAAGGGTGCGATGGAGGAAGCATCGGAGCGCGGCCGAAAGGCAGTGAATGCTCGATGGTTGAAAGTCAAAGAGCAAAGTGACCAAGCCGAAATCGTGACGGTCAAACCGCAAAGTGACAAACAGAAATGCTCGTCAAACATACCAAAAAAAGACAATGATTTCAATAAAGGCGAGTTACGCGAGAAGTACCCGAGTAATACTAACCAGAACCAGAGTCAGAAGGTAAAGGAGGAGGCGGAGGACGCGCGCGCGAATGAGGCCGCCGCGTCGCTTATTTCTCGGCTGACCCATGCGCTCGGGTTTGATCACCACGGGACCATCCCGAAATACTGGATCAGCCCTGACGCACCTCTGATCGTCACCCGATGGCTGACCGACCTGAACCTCACGCCAGAGGAGGTCTTGCAGGTCGCTGTCCAGAACATGCGGGCACACAAAAGCCCGGCCAACGGGCCCAAAACCCTCACCCGACATATGCAGGACTTCGCGGCCGCCAAGCAGGCACCGCGCCTCGAACCGACGAAAGGACGGGCACATGACCAGCCACGCCAATCTCCCGACCGCCGCGCAATTGCCGCCGATGACGCCTTTGCGCGCCGCATCCATGCAGCCGCAAGAGCTCGAAGCCCATCGGACGGCGATTTCGGCTTTGGTTGACATCATGCTGGACGGATACTGGCGCGACGACATGAGCGAGACGAAGCGCGCCCTGATACTTGCCGATTGGGCAGACGAGATGGAAAACTGGCCGGCGGACAGCATCAAGGCCGCCCTGCGCCAGTGGCGTCGCGACAATCCCAGCAAGCGTCCGAACCCCGGTCACATCCTGCAGATCCTGCGGAAGGCATGGGGGGAACGACATATCGAACAGGTTCGCGAGGTCGTCGCCGCCATTCGGCCGCCGAAACCGCTGAACGTTCCGGACCTGGAGGACCGGAAAGCAATCTGCGACGATCTGGCGGCGAAGTTCCCCGGCCTCATCAAGCGCGTGCCGGAGGTGAAGGAATGACCTTCCTCACCCACGCCGACCTGACCGACGCAGCAGAGATCCGCATTCCCGGAACCAAGCTGCGCGCCGTCCTCATCGAGGTAGCCGATGCCAGCGGGGTCCCGGTCCGCGCTATCATGGGCCGGTCCCGCATCCAGCGCATCTCCCGCGCTCGCCAACTGACCTGCTACGTCCTGCGCCGCGAGGGCCTGAGCTACCCACAGATCGGCCGGATGCTGCACATCCATCATACCACGGCCATGCACGCGGTCCGCGCCGTGGAGGCCCGCCGAGCGGTCCCGGAAAACCAGAAAAAACACGAAAACGGAATGTGAGGGGCGGATGACGGTTCAGGCGAGGTTCAGGCGGTCAGCACCAACGACCCGGCGCATGTCGATCCTGGGCGCCCTCAACTGGGCGTTCGGCACGGAGATGGCCCGCGTCGAGTTTGACGAGATGGGCGAGACCGCCGGCAGCCTGCGCGTTGGCGTGGACCCGATCTGGGTGATGATGCAGCGCGGCCAACTCGGCACCAAGATCGACGGCGGCGGCTCAAGCAGCCCTGCAGACGACGCCGAGGTGATCGCCAGCGCCGTTGCCAACCTGCCACTGGAATGGGGCGGGCGCAGCATGGCGTCAACTGTCGCCAGCCTGGCCCGCGCCGGCCGCACACCGGACTGGATGCCAAATGCCCGGCCGCTGGTGGTGCCGGTCGACATGCACATGAACCAGCATGGCTGGACCGCCAGGACCGATGACGCCCGGCGCTATCCCGGCGGCTGGCAGCCACAGCCCCGCCGCGGCCGAAAGGGTCGGATCGTGCATGAGCCGGTGCTGTGCTGCCCGGTGCGGGTCGTCAACACCGCCAGCCAGATTGCTGCGGCGCGCCGGCGGTATCTCGACTGGATCGGCGCGCTGATCTGGCTGCACGGCGACCTGCGGGCGACCGGGATCCTGACGACGATCGAACTCTCCGAAGAATTCCCCCCAATGGCGCCCTGGCGCACCGATGAAAGGAACTGACATGACCAACACTGACGATCTGATCGCGCGGCTGCGGATAAAGGGCATGCAGCCACATGAAAAGCGCAATCATCATGTGCGCCGCATGGAGATCGAGCGCATCGAATCCGCCGACCGCCTTACCGCCCTACAGGACAGGGTGAACGAGTTGGAGGGGGCGTTGCAAAACGCCCTGGCAGCAGGACTTCCTGATGTGGTGGCCCAGTCAACCCGCGCCGTCCTGGCGAAAGGGGAGAAGGAGTGATGGGGCGACGCCCAGCATTCACATCACGCAAGAAAAATGCGAACCGTCAGATGGACCGCCGGCGGCTTCCGAGGCCTGAATGAACGACTTGATCAACGACCTGCTGATTATCGTGTTTCTCGCGACCATGTATTCGACCCTGTGCGTATTCATCCCACTGAAGCCGTTCAGGAACCGGCTACATGCCATGAAGTGGTTGCTCGCAACCTTCTTCGCGATGCTGGCTCTGTCAGCCATCGCGACGGGCTTCTTAGGCCCGGAGAGGGCTAATGATCCAGCCGCTGTCGAAGAAGTCTCTGACGGTCGGTGAAAAACCGCTTGCAAAAGGTAGCCCCCCTTGGCAAGATGCAGTCAGAACAATTGCGCCCGGAGGAATGAACCCCTCGCGGGCGTTTTCGATTCCGCTCTTTGGCGGATGCGTCAGGCGAATGATCAGCTGACCGCGCAATGGGGACGCCCGCGCGCTCTGCCATTGGGACGCATCCTCCTGAGCGCGGAAGGTTAAGCACGGATGGGCAAGTGCGCGCTTTACCCCGTCGACCTTGCCACTGCGTCAACGTGGCGGTCCGCGCTCAACATGCCCCGTAAGGGAACGAGCGGCGCTGATCGGTTATGAGGTTTCGCGCACGGGCGGAACGGAAGCTGCGGCACCCGGCAAAATTCCACCTGCCCGGCAATGCCGTGCAGACGGGCAATGTTAGAAAAATTGACATTGCTCTATCCGACAAGCCTGTAGGCAGGCACAGCCCGCTCCGTTCATTCGGCGCGGGCTTTTCTCATTCGTAAGGCCTGGCTTCCTTTCTGCCGATCCGCCGCCATCGGTCACAGCCCTGATGCGCAACAGCGTCAACGCCCTGCTAGGCCGCGCCGAAAGGCGTTCATCGAGGGGGCGAATCAGGGTGGCGGCAAACACCAGGAGGACGATGAGATGGCGAAGCCCCGATCGGATGGGCCGGGTCGAGGGCTGACGGCCAAGCAGGCCCGCTTTGTCGAGGAGTATCTTACCTCGCTGAATGCCACCGAGGCGGCCAGGAAGGCCGGCTACAGCGAGAAGCAGGCCGGGAAGATCGGCCACGAGAACCTGCAGAAGCCTGCGATTGCCGCGGCGATCGAGGCGGCGATGGCCGAGCGGTCGGAGCGGGTGAAGGTGGATGCCGACTGGGTCTTGCGCCGGCTGGTCGAAGAAGCCGACGCCGATCTGGCCGACATCCTGAACGACGACGGCGCGATCCGGCCGGTGAAAGACTGGCCCAAGATCTGGCGGCAAGGGCTCGTGGCAGGCATCGATGTGCAGGAAGACACGGTCGAGGGCGTGAAGGTCGGGCAGACGGTGAAAATCCGGCTTTCCGACCGGATCAAGCGGATCGAGCTGATCGGGAAGCATGTGGGGGTCGGGGCGTTCAGGGAGCGCGTTGATGTGTCGAACCATGATGGTTCGCTGGCGCCCAGGATAATCGATGCGTCGAAGTTGAGCACGGAGGCGCTGCGGGAACTGGCGGGGGTGCTGAATGGCAAGTCCGCTGAAACTGACGGAGGCTGATCGCCTCGCCATCGAGCGTGAACTGTGCCGGCGCTCGTTCGCTGATTTCGTCAAGCTGGCTTGGCCGAACATAATCCCTGATCGGCTCCAGTGGAATTGGCACCTGGAAGCCATCTCGGACCATCTGCAGGCCGTGTCGCGGGGAGAGATCACCCGACTGCTCATCAACATCCCGCCGGGTACATCGAAGTCAACGCTGACAGGGATCATGTTTCCGGCGTGGCTGTGGGGCCCAGCCGGGCAGCCTGGGCACCGATACATCGGCGCGGCGCACGAGCAAGGACTGGCGGTGCGGGATAACCGCTTGACGCGGGAACTGGTCACATCATCGTGGTACCAGAACCTGTGGCCGGTCAAATTGGCCGGGGATCAGAACGAGAAGCTCTATTTCGAGACGAGCGGCCGTGGCTTTCGTCAGGCCTGCGCTGTCGCATCGATGACGGGCCGGCGTGGCCATACCATCGTCTGGGACGATCCGCTGAACCCGGAGAAGGCCAATAGCCCTGTGGCGCGCGAAACTGCGCTGCGGGTGTTCCAAGAGACCCTGCCGACCCGGCTGAACGATCCGGCATCATCGGCAATCATCGTCGTCATGCAGCGATTGCACGAGGATGATCCGAGCGGGCACATCCTCCGCAACGATCTGGGTTACGATCATCTGCTGATTCCGATGGAATTTGAGCCAGAGCGGCGAAAAACCACATCAATCGGCTGGACGGATCCGCGCAGCGAAGAAGGCGAATTGCTGGATCCGGTGCGGTTCCCGCGCGAGGTGGTCGAGCGAGACAAGGTCGCCATGGGCAGCTACGCCTATGCCGGCCAGATGCAGCAACGCCCCGCCCCGCGCGGCGGCGGCATCCTGCGGGACGATTGGTGGCAATACTACGACCTGCCGCCGGATATCGAATGGCGCGGCATCTGGGCCGACACGGCGCAAAAGGCCAAGGAAAGCAGCGACTATTCGGTTTTCCAATGCTGGGGAAAGTCCACGACTGGCAAGGCGGTTCTGCTCGACCAGATCAGGGGCAAGTGGGAGGCGCCGGAATTGCTGACGCAAGCCCGCGCATTCTGGTCCAAGCACAAGGCGGTCAAGGGCAAGGGCGTGCTTCGCTCGTGCAAGATCGAGGACAAGGTGTCGGGCACCGGGCTCATCCAGACCCTGCGCCGCGAGGGCGTGCCGGTCATCGGCATCCCGCGCGCCACGGACAAGGTGACGCGGGCAATGGACGCAGCTCCGAGCATCGAATCCGGGCAAGTCCTGCTGCCGCGCAATGCTCCGTGGCTCAGTGAATTTCTGGCAGAGGCCTCGGCCTTTCCGAATGGCACGAACGACGACCAGCTGGATCCGCTTTTCGACGCGGTCGCGGAAATCGTGTTGCGGAAGGGCGAGCGCCGCGCCTTGGTGATTGAGACAGGATTCGGATGAGATGATCGACCCTAGTATCAAGCATCCGGCATACGTCGATTTTGCGCCGTCGTGGTCGTACATGCGCGACCTCTATGATGGCGAGGACGCTGTAAAGGCAGCTGGAGAAAAATATCTGCCGATCAAGTCTGGCACGGCGGCAATCACGGATCCGACGATCAGGCAGCGCGTCTATGATTTGTATCGGACCCGCGCCGAGGTGCCGGAGATCGTCGCGCCGACAGTTCGCGGATCGGTCGGTGTGATGCTGGCCAAGCCTGCCGAGATCAAGCTGCCGGCAGCCATGGAGCATCTGCGTGAGCGCGCCACGCTCGACGGGCTGTCCCTGGCTGACCTGCATCGTCGCATGGCATTCGAGGTGATGACAGTGGGGCGCTACGGCCTGCTGCCGGGCGTCTCGGACGGCGTGCCACATCTGTCGGGTTATGTGGCCGAGAGCATCGTCAGCTGGGATTCGTCCGGCGGGGCGCTGGATTTCGTTTCTCTGGATGAGACCGCGCAGGAACGTAATCGCGAGACCGGACAGTGGGAGAAGGTCGAGCGGTATCGGGTTCTTGTGCTCGAAGATGGCCGGTTCGTTGCGCGGATCTTCACGCGCACGGACAGCGGATGGGAGGCACAGGACGAGCCGGAAGCAATGACACCCCGGCGTGCGGTGCTGGACGCTCTGCCTTTTGTTTTTGTCGGTACCAATGACCTGACGCCGCAGCCAGACGATGTGCCGCTTTACGGCCTCGCCAAGCTGGCGATTCGGGTCTATCGCCTGGACGCGGACTTCACCTGGTCCCTGCACATGACCAGCGAGCCGACACCATGGGTCAATGGCTTCGATGATCCCGAGACCCAGGCGACGCCCAGCACATTGGGCAGCGCAAAGCTGTGGGTTCTGCCAAGCGGTGCGCAGGCTGGGTATCTGGAATTCAGCGGCCCCGGGCTCGAAAAGCAAGCGGCTGCCATCAAGGACGCGCTCGATCGGGCGGCGCAGTTCGGAGCACAGGTCATCCAGCAAGGTCAGGCGGCCGAGAGCGGCGAGGCGCTGAAACTGCGCGCGGCATCGCAGACAGCAACCCTGACGACCATCGCGCAGACCACCGCGGGCGGGCTGGAGAGAGCACTTCGCAATATCGCTGTCTGGATCGGCGCCAACCCTGATGAGGTCGTGGTAACGCCGAACCTCGAATTCTTCGACCGGCAAATGACGCCGCAGGACATCCAGGCTGTTGTCGCCGGCTGGCAGGCGGGAGCCTACAGCCACGAAACGCTGGTCCGAATGCTTCTGGATGGTGGAGCGATCCCCGAGGGCATGACCGTCGAGGAGGTCATTGCCGGGGCCGAGAACGATCTCGACGCGCCCTGAACGGCGCTGATCGAACTGGTGGGGCTGATCCCGCCACAACCGGGGCTGTGCCCCTTTTTCATGGAGGTGGCCTGTGGCCCTGAAAGCAATCATCGAGGCGCTCGAGGATGTTCCCGAGGCGCTGCGCGAGCACTACACCGAAAAGGACGGCGCGTTTTATCTCGCGCTGGACGAGTTCGGGAAGCACCCGGGGGCACTGACCCTCAAGGCGACCCTGAACAAGGTCAACAAGGACAAGGATGCGCTGGCCACCAAGGTCGCCGATCTGGAGGCGAAGGTCGCGGACCTGCCCGACGATTTCGACCCCGCCGAATGGGTCAAGCGCGACGAAAAGGACAAGCCCGACGAGGCGCTGCAATCGCTGAAAGAGCAGCACGCCCGCGCTGTCGATGCGCTGAAAGCAAAGCACGCCAAGGATCTGGCCGACAAGGAAGCCGAGATCAACGAGCGCGACAGCTATATCGACGGCAGCACCCGCAACGATCATCTGCGCAAGGCGCTGGTCGAGGCCGGTTTTGATCCCGCGCATGAGGAGATCCTGCTGTCCTACCTCGGGCCCAAGGTGAAGGTCCGGCGCGAGGAGGATGGCAGTCGCGTGGCCTTTGTCGAGACCGATCTTGGCGAGGTGTCCCCGGTCGATTTCGCCAAGGATTTCGCCGCCAAGCAGGGAAAGGCCTATCTGGCCAAGCCGACGGGCCCCGGTGCCCCTGGCAGCCAGACCATTCGTTCCGGCGAGGCCAACCCCTTCGCCGCAGCGAACTGGAACAAGACCGACCAGGCGCGGCTGCCCGCCGAGAAGCGCGAGGCAATGGCCCGCGCCGCCGGGTTCAAGGATTACGCCACCGCGGTTCGGGCAACCGGGCCGGTTGGCAAATAAGGCGGCTGTGCCGTCGTCACGGACGCAGCCAGGGCGGTGCCTCGGCTGATCTCACACTGAAATCAGCCATACAGGAGAAAACGAAATGGCTACTACCGTACTTTCGGATGTTATCGTCCCGGAGGTCTTCCGAGACTATGTCATCGAGCGCACCGCCGAGCTTTCGGCCTTCTGGCAGTCGGGCATCGTTGCCCCCGTTGCCGATCTCGATCTGCCCTCGGGCGGCGGGACCGTCAACATGCCGTTCTGGCAAGACCTGACCGGTGACGATCAGGTGCTGGACACCGGAACCGACCTGAACGTCGAGAAGGTCACCGCGCAGCGAGACGTGGCTGTGCTGAACGCCCGCGCCCTGGTCTATGGCGCGACCGACCTCGCGGCCGCTCTGGCGGGTGACGACCCCATGGGGGCGGTCGGCGACCTGATCGCCGACAAATGGGCGCGCCGGATGCAGACGGCCATGATTCAGACGCTGAACGGCGCGATGGGTGCGCTGGCTGCGGAAGCGCCGCCGGTGAACACCCTGAACATCTCGGCGCTGGCCGGGGATGCGGCAGTGATCGATGGCGAGAGCCTCATCGATGCCGGCGGCACCCTTGGCGACGCAGAGCGGGGCCTGACCGCGCTGGCCGTGCACTCGGCGACCGAGCGGCTGCTGCGCAAGCAGGGCCTGATCGACTACCTGCCCGACGACGAGGGCAAGCCGGTCATCGCCACCTATATGGGGCGCCGCGTCATCATCGATGACGGCATGCCGAATGCTGGCGGAGTGTTCACGACCTATCTGTTCGGGCCGGGCGCCATCGGCTACGGCGAAGGCAATCCGAAGGTTCCCGCCGAGACCCAGCGATCGGCGTTGACCAACGGCGGCGAGGAATACCTGGTTTCCCGCCGGCACTTCGTCCTGCACCCGCGCGGGATCGCGTGGACCCCGGATGCCGGCGTGCCGGCGCTGGACACGCCCAGCAACGCCGAGCTGGCCGACGCCGACAACTGGACGCGGCGCTACGAGGCCAAGAACATCCGCATCGTGCGGTTCGTTCACCGCATCGCCGCGGCCTGATGGCAAGGCGCGGGCTGGGAGACCTGCCCGCGCACCAACCCGATAGGAGGTCGCCATGTCGATACTGAAACGAGGCCAGACCGGCACCCGGTCGATCAACGCCGCCCTGAACCGTCTGCAATCCTTCACCGTGGCCGATCTGCCCGACGCAACTGCAAGCGCCGGCCTTCTTGTGCATTGCGAGGATGGTGCCGCAGGTGGTCCGTGCCTGGCATACTGCGACGGCACCGCGTGGCTGAGCGTTGCGCTCGGCTCGCAAGTCGCGGGGGAATAGCGCATGGCCAGCGCATCGCAGATCAGAGCGCGGTTTTATGCCGCGCTGGAACAAGGCATGAGCCATGACGAAGCCGTGGCACTGGCGAATGGCACCGCTGCTGCGGCGCCGGTCACACCAGAGCCCAATCCCGCCCCCGCTCAGCAGCCCGCCCCCGACCTGACGCCCGAGGCCATCGCCTCCATGGAAAAGCCCGCACTGGTCGATCTGCTGGAGTCCAGCGGCGTGGATTTCGACAAACGGCTCGGCGCGGAGAAGCTGCGCGAACTGGCCCAGCAGGTCGCGCATTCCGAGCCAAGCGCAGATGGCTGACAACGTCACCGCGATCTTCGGCGGCCCGACCTGCCAGCCCGAGCCGAGCGAGACCTGCATCCAGCAACTGGAATACTGGCTGGAGATGGCCAGGTCCGGCGAGGTCGTGGGCGTCGCGATTGGGGGCATATGTGCCGATGGCCTCTCCCGCTACGGCATTGGCGGCCGCGTCGGCGGCTATTCGATGCTCGGCGCACTGGAGATGGCGCGGACGGAACTGGTCGAAGTGATCAGGGGAGATTGAGGGATGCCGCTTGTTGTCGGGAACCTGCTGATCGATCCAGAGGCGAACAGCTTCATCTCGCTGGCGGACGCCGACGCCTATCTGGAGGCCGAGGGCGCCGGAGCTTGGCAGGCAGCGCCCACGGAGGCGAAGGAGGCCGCGCTGGTCAATGCCTCGCGCTGGATGGCAGTGTCGCTGAACTGGTGCCACAAGGACCTGTCCGACGAGGAGCTGATTGTCGTTGGCCGGGCCGCGGCTCGCCTGGCCGTTCAGGCCCTGACGGTGGACCTCTGGGCGCCGGAGAACGTCGGCAAGGACGCCAAGCGATACAAGGCGGGCTCGGTTGAGGTCGAATACCAGAACCGCCGCCCCGTCGCCGGGCCTGTCGCCGCCGGCAAGCGGTTCCCGTGGCTTCTGCCGATGCTGGGCAGCCTGATCTCCTCCGGCACCTCGCGCTGGCTGCTGCGGGTATGAGAGACCTTCCCGGCGCGTTCGACCGGCTGCTGGACGAACTGCACCCGACCATCAGGGCCGCATTCATCGAGGCGATCGAGCGGATCACGACGACTGCGCGCCTGCGCGAGGTTGAGGAGTTGCTTGACCGCGGCGATGTAGAGGGGTTGCTGGACGCCCTGAACCTGTCGCCGGAATATTTCCGGGGCGTTCAGGATGCCGTGGACGCCGCTTTCTATGGCGGCGCGAACTATCAGATCAGCCTGGCTGCTTCGCTGTCCTCGATCCCCTTCAATCGCCGTCATTGGGCGGCGGAGGCGTGGGCCCGCGAGAACGGCAGCCGCCTGATCGTGGAGATCAGCACCGCGACCCGCGAGGGCGTTCGGCAGTATGTCGTTGAGGCGCTGCGAACCGGACGCGGGTCGAATGCGGTGGCGCGGGAGATCGTCGGCCGCATCAACCGTGCCGCGGGCCGGCGTGAAGGCGGTATTCTCGGACTGACCGGTCAGGAGGCCACCTATGTCGCCAACGCGCGGGACGAGCTGATCCGCCTTGATCCAGCGTATTTCCGGCGCGCCGCGCGCGACAGGCGCTTTGACAGCATCGTGCGGCGGGCGATCAAGGCAGGAAAGCCGCTGGCGAGAGCCGATCTGGAGCGGATCATCGGCCGATACTCAGATGGACTGCTGATCCGGCGCGGTGACCGTATCGCGCGGACGGAAGCGCACAGCGCGCTCAATGCAGGTCGCTATGAGGCAATGCGGCAAACTGCTGAGAATGTCGGGCTCGACGCCTCGGCCATCACGGTCAAGTGGCAGTCGGCCCGCGACGAGCGGGTTCGGCACAGCCATCGCGTTCTGAACGGCAAGACGGCCTCCTACGGCGAAGCGTTCACGTCGCCGCTCGGGTCGCGGATGCGCTGGCCCGGCGACCGGGAATTTGGCGCGCTGTCGGCAGATGTCGTCGGCTGTCGCTGCACCACGTCCTTCAGCCTGGGGATCAACTGATGAGCCTGCTTGATGAGATCAGGGCTGAGATCGGCGCGGTGTTCGAAGACACCTCGCTGTTCTTCAGCGATGCGGTGCTGACGCGAGCAACTGGCTCCGGTGGCTGGAGTGAAACCGCGGGGTCCGTACAGGCCTATGATTGCAAGGCGATGGTGGAGGCCTATAGCGACCAGCTTCGCGCCATGGCGGACATCCCCGACGCGGATGTGAAGTTGATGATCGTCGGCACATCGATTTCGGTCGATCCCCTCAAGGGAGACGTCGTGACCGTCGGCGGGCGCAACTGGTCGGTGATCCACGTGGACGTTGACCCGGCCCGGGCGATGTGGAGCTGTCAGGCGCGGCCCGTGCAGGCAGCCGCTGGGGAGGCGGAATGATGGCGCGCATCATCGGCGACAGGGCCCTGAACGCGCGCCTGACGCGCATGGCGCGCGGGGCGGATGTGACGCCGGCATTGGTCCGGGCGGCTGAGAGGACGCGAGCGGAGTACATCGAGAAGGTTCAGCAGGTTTCTCCGGGCCGCACGGAAACTCGCTACAGCCCGCGGCGCGAGGTAACCGTCTCGGCGCCGGGATCGGCTCCGAACACCGATACCGGCGACCTGGTCAACAACACCGGCGCCGGTTCCTTCCGGCGCAACCAGGCCGAGGCTTGGTCCAGTATGGGCTACGCCGACGACCTCGAATTCGGCACCCACAAGATGGCCCCACGGCCCGCGATGCAGCCAGCCTTTGATGAAACGAAACAGCAGGCGCTGAACGATATTGCCGCGGCGCTCCGCAAGGACATGCGCAATGGCTGATCATGGGCTGCAGCTGATGCAGGCGATTGATGCCGTGCTGCGCGCACAGGTACCGCTGGCAGGCGGCTGGCACGCGACGCGACTAGGGACGCCAATCTATCCGGTCGGCTACGTCGATCTGACCAGCAGCACGCCAATGCGTGGCGAGGGCTTCTATGCCGAGCAGCACCGCGGCGTGGTCTCCCTCTGGTCGCGCAAGCGGGTCAACAACCTGGCGCATCCGGCCGAGGCCTTCCGGCTCTGCGAGCAGGCTCATCGCCTGCTGGGCGCCGCGGTCCTGTCGAGCGCGGATCTGGTCGTGCAGCAATTCCAATGCGGGGCAATGACGCCGCGAAACCCGGACGGAGTGACCTGGGGTCGTTCGTTCACCTTCTCAGCTATCACACATGAGGTTCAAAATGGCTGACGTAACCGATCTGGCCGGCGTCATTTCCACGCTCGGCATCTTTGTGGACCAAAGCTCCACGTCCACGGCTGACTGGCAGTATCTGTGCGCGATCAATGCCCGCGCCTTCAACCTGACGCGCGCCGAGCAGACCACAAACATCGTGGCCACCTGCGGACCTGGCGCGCCCGTGGAGGTCTGGCGTCAAGCCGGCGCGCTCGACTGGAACATCACCGGCGAAGCGGCGCTCGAACTCGAAACGTTCGACTTCTGCCGCCAGTGGATCATGGACGCCGAGCAGCGCAACGTTCGGATCGTCATGTTCACCGGCGACAAGAACGACCTGACCGCCCACGGCTACTACCAGGGGCCGGGCGTGCTGCTGGAATACCCGACCAGCCAGCCGGACGCGGACAACATCCCGGTCGCGAACATCAGCATCAGCAAAGGTGCCGGAACGCTGACCTGGACGGCCGGGGCGCCGAGCGGCTGACAACGAAACCGTCGCATCGGCGGCGTGGCGGGCGCGGGAAACTGCGCTCTCCAGAACGATGAAAAGACTCGCAGAATCGGCATCACTTGAGCCTCTATGTGTGCAAGCATGGAGGTTCACGGTGTCAGACGACCATTTGAGCAACGAAGTTTCCGTCTCTGGTGAAATGACTGACACAGGCGTTAAGGCTGGCGCCAAAAGCAGGGCGGTCGCATCTGTTGATCGCCTTGTCGGTGCCGCGGTGGACATTGGCAGCGCCTATCTGGAGGGATTCGCCGCCAGGAAGCGAGCCAAGACAGGCGGGGAGGTTTCCTTGATAGAAGCGGCAGCAGATTATGGTGTTCAGCAGATCGGCGCATCGCCTGAGCTGGCCCAACGTGCCTTCAATCGGCACTTCAGGAAGGTCATTGCGCAGCAAGAGAACATCGAAGCGGTTGTCGAAGAGGCGAAAGTCGATCTCATTGAGGGGCGGCAGGACTACGAGGACATCGAGGGGGCAATGTCCGAGGAGTTCTTCGACCGATTTGAAGAGTACTCGGCGTCTGCAAACACCGAGGAGCTTCGTCATCGATGGGGGCGCGTGCTTGCTGCCGAGATCCGGCGGCCAGGGACATTTTCGCAGAAGGTTCTTCGTGTGGTCGATGAATTGGATAGAGACACGGCCGAGTTGTTTGAGCGCATATGCCATGTCAGGGTTGGTCCAGCCTTATACAAGCCGTTAATGGAGCAGCTTACGTTCAAGGAAACATCCGCCTTGGTATCTGCGGAGCTGTTGGTAGATCCGGGCGTCGGCGGACAGCACACGGTTTTTAGCGCAATAAGGCAGCAAGACGGGGATGACTTGATGATTGGCGGCTCCGATTCCTTATTGTTTGGATTCGCAAGGAAGGACCTGGCAGAGGATGTGCCGAGAGATCAACTCGCGATGAGCAAAGATCGGATTGGCGTACCGGCATATGTACTCACTGATGCGGGGCAAGCAATTTCAACGATTTTACCGGACAGATCCGGGGATCTCATACTCGAATATGCTCGCCTTTTGGCAAAGAACGTCAAAGGAGGCGCGGTGATGTTGCTTCGACCGGATGGCAGGGGCAGCCTGGTTCACGTCGGGAATGCAGAGCCATCAAAATAGGCCATGAAGCCCCCCTTTCGGGGGCGTTTCTCTTGACCGGGATTCCCGGACCTGCGATTCTGCATCGACCAGTGGCCTCACCGCCTTGGTCATCGTCAGTGCCTCGTCAGCACTTCCTCGGAGGGCGGCGCTTGTGAGGTTTCACAGGCACCGTCTTCCGGCCCTTCGGTTTGGTTTTGCAACCGCACTTCCTGGCCATAACACATCACCTCCTTTCCCGAGCAGGTTGCCCGCCTCTGTTTCAGGCTTCCTGCGGGGTTTCAGTGATGGCGGTGAGGCCTCGGCCAGACTGGCAGGAGGTCAACGATTCGTTAAGCGGATTCTTGCCGGTGAAGCCGAGGCTACCAGCCGCAGCTTTCGCGCAATGGGGTTATCGCTTCGTCAAGGCCAGATATCTGGAATCGGGCGGTTACTGGAGAATGCGAATACGGAGTAAAGCGCGTCAACATTGTATCTTTCCCGATCATTGTCTTGACGAATGGGATGGACCTACCTCCGGACCAAAGCCCCAGAGATTTGTGATCGGTGCTTTCCTCCATGGAGACGGTTGTGGTTGGGCTGTCATCCAGCCGGACATCAACGTCCCCATAATCATTGTATCTGCTTGATGCCAAGTGGCAGTCAGTTTTGATAAACATGGCAGTAGTATTTTCCATGCACCTTATAATCAGTTGAGCAGGGACAGAGTCCCGGAGAGATCCACACTGCACAGATTCATCTGAAACGATTGAAAGAAAAACGTCCGTTGTATCCCTGAATTCCGACTCTCGGATTGAGACATGCCATTTGCCAACGAGATCAGCGGACTTAACTGAAGGCTCTCGACCGCTAACCCTGTCGTAGCAGGCGAGCCGATCTAGATCTGACGACACGGACGCACATTCAGAAACATTCGCCCCGGCCTGTGATGCCGATGCGGATAATATTAATGCTGATAAAACAAGCCTCATCGAAGGGTTCCTTAATGGCTATCGGTCCTGACATTGCAGTAATCCACGCAGACCTTGGCGATGGCAAGCGCCGTCGTCTTTTCCTCGGCGCGGACGAGCTTCGCCAGATCAAGCGCGAGTGTGGGCGCGGGTTCTACACGATCTATGTCAACTTCGACAAAGACGCCGAGCCGGACGAAGTGTCTGCTATCCTGCGCCTGGCGCTTATCGGCGGGGGGATGACGCCGCAAGACGCCTTGGACCTGGTCCAATACTACGCCAGCCCGCCCCGCCCGCTCCAGCACGCCTATCTGATCGCCTTCGAGGCGCTGAGTGCAGCGTGGCGAGGGTCGGACAAATCGGCGTCGGGCGGCAAGCGCATGACGGCGCAGGAAATGGACGACTTTTTCACCGAGGCAGAGGCGGCTCTGATCAAGAACGGCAGCGATCTCAGCGTTCTGCGCGGGAGATCCTTTGCCGAGATCCAGGACGTCTTCGCCGCTCTCAGCAAGGATGCGGACAAGCCGTCAGCGCCTGATGCCGAGACGTTCAATGCCATCAAAGCGGCGGGCAAGAAAAAGGGTAAGAAATAATGGATCCCGTTGACCGCCTGCGGGTCCTTTATGAACTGGACGACCGTCGCTATCGCGAAGGTATGCGCCGTATGAGCAGCGAGTCCAAGCGCAGCACCGATCAGATCGTCGCGCAGGCGACGAGGGCAGAGCAAGCGGCGGCGCGCGTAGGCAATGCCATCAGGAACTTCGCAGTCGGTTTCGCGGGCGGGGCTCTCGGCGCTCTGGGCGTGCGACAACTGATCCAGATGACTGGCGCATGGACCGACCTGACCAGTCGCGTGAACATCGCGGCCGGCAGCATGGAAAAAGGCGAGCAAGTCATGCGGCGGGTAAGCGAAATGGCGCGGCGCACATATTCCGACCTCAATCAGACCGCTGAGGGATATCTGGCATTTTCAACCACGATGACCGAATTGGGAGTATCGACCGATCGGCAGCTGGATTTCGTGGAAAGCCTGAACAATGCCCTTGTCGTGTCGGGGGCCAAGGGGGAAGTTGCTGCTCGTGTCATGGACGCGCTGTCGAAGGCGATGGCGCTGGGCAGTTTGCAGGGCGACAACCTCAATACGGTGATCGCCAGTGGCGGCAGAGTTTCTCAGGCGCTGGCCGAGTCGATGGGCGTCACCACCATGGAGCTGCGCAAACTCGGATCTGAGGGACGGATCGGGCGCCAGGAGATGCTCGGTATCACGTCGGAGATGGAAAAGCTGCGCCGCGAGGCTGGGGAAATGCCAGCCACGATCCAGGACGGCTTCATGCTCCTGAACAACGCGCTGCTGGAATATGTCGGGCGTGGCGACGAGGCTGTCGGGATGTCGGGCCGCATCGCCGAAGCGCTGACGATGATTGCCGACAATTTCGACACGGCGGCCGATGCCGGCCTGAAGCTTGCCGCCGTCCTGGCGGCGGGGATGCTGGGCCGCTCAATCATCGGGATGGTCGCCCGGCTCGGCACCGCCACCGGAGCGCTGGTCCAGTTTGCGGCGGCGCTTCGCGCGGCAACCTCGCTCGGCAGCGTCACCGCGGCCATCAGCGGCCTGTCCGCAGCCGCTGGCCCGCTTGGCATGATTTTCGGCGGACTGCTTGCCGGGGGTGTCCTGCTCTATTCGGATCGCGCCCGCGAGGCCGAGCAGCGCAGCAAGGATCTGCGTCAGGAATTGCAGGATATGGGCTTCTACGCGCCCGGTGCGGCCGAGGCGCTGGAGGATGTTGCCGAGGCCGTCGATGGGATCGGCACGGAAGAACAGATCGCGCGGATCGAACGGCTCCGACAGGGGCTGAAATCGCTGAAGGGCGACGGCGGCAGTTTCGCGTCCTGGCTGATGGGCGACAGCAGCGAGATCGGCAAGGTTGTCGCCAACCTGGAATTGCAGGCCGGGCGCATCTTCAGCGGCGAGTCGGGGAAGATCGCCAGGGAAGTTGCCGATCTGACCAAGGAATACCAGCGCGGAGCGATTTCGGTTGCGGAGTTCTCGTCCCGTCTTGCCGCTGTTGACGGCCGCGCCGCCAACGACACGGTTCGCGATCTGATCACGCAGTTGCGCGAAATCGCACCCGTCGCGCAGGCGGCTGAGACCGCGCTGGCCGTGCTGGGGGATATTCCAGGGCTCGACGGTGCCATTGCAGCCGTTGCCGAGTTGCGAGGCCAGATGGAGACGCTGGCCAATCTGACCGGCGTCACGGACTCGATCCAGAAAGAGATTGCCGATCTGATCCGCGATTTCGAGGATGGCCAACGCAGCGCCGAGGACACCAAGGCTGCGCTGCAAGCCATCGAGATGGCCAATCCCGACTTCGGACCGTTCATTTCCAAGGTTATGGCAGCCATCGGCGCACTGAACGACCTTCGCATGAGCGCGATCATGGCGGGGGCCTCAATGGCGGCTCTGTCGGTTGTCGGGGGCGGATCTGCCGGCGGCGGCGACACATCACTGGAACAGCAGGGCGCCGTCACCGAGGCCCATATTGCCGAGCTGCGCCGCCAGAACGAACTGTCGCGCGAGCGCCTCGATATCGAGAAGCGCACCGAACGGATCATGCAGGACGCCGCGAAAGCCGGCGCGGCCCTGACCCGCGAGCAGGCCGAGCAGCTGGCCATCGAGCAGGCCGCCGCCGATGCGCGCAGATCGGCCGAAGGCCGTAGCGGGGGCAGAACCGGGAGCGGCACGGGTCGATCAAGTGCCGGTGGTCGCGGCCGGTCTGGCCGCGAGGATCGCCCCTTCTTCGAGGCGGTCGAGCAGGATCTGCTGAACCTGGAGCGCGAGATCACCCTGGTTGGCAAATCCGCCGAGGAGGTCGCGCGCGCCCGCGCCGAATGGGCGATGCTGGACGAGGCCAAGAAGCGCGGCATCACAGTGGATGCTGCCCTGAACAGGCAGATCGAAGAACAGGCCGCCGCCGTGGGCCGTCTGACCGCCGAACTGGAACGCGCAGAAATCGCCCAGCAGCAATTCGAACAGGCCGTCGATGGCATAGCCGACGCCTTTGCCGGCGCTCTGGTTGCGGGCGAGAGCTTGCGCGACGGCCTGGCGCAGGTCTTCAAGCAGATCGCGGCAGACCTGATGCGAAGCGGCATCAGGAACGCGCTGCTCAGCCAGTTCGGCAGTGGTGCCTTCGGCATGTTCGGGCTGCGCTTGGCGGGCGGTGGCGATGCGCTGACCGGCGCTCTTCGCGGCGCCGGCCTCAACGCGATCCCGAGCTTCGACGGCGGCGGCAGAACAGGCAATGGCCCTCGATCCGGCGGGCTGGACGGCAAGGGCGGCTTCCTCGCCCTCATGCATCCCAATGAGACCGTCACGGATCATACCAAGGGCCAGCGCGGCGGCAGCAGTGTTTCCTTCGCCCCGAACATCAGCATCGCCCCCGGCGTGACCCAGGACGAACTGGCGATGACCTTCGCCGCCGCCCGTCAGGAATACGAGAGGAATTTCCTGCCCCTGTTGCGGAAGACGATGCCCGAATTCAACGAGCGGTACGGGTGATCCATGCCAGAACTGATCGACTGGCCTTGCAGCCTGATGCGGCCGCTGGATGTCAGCTATTTCATCCAGTGGACCTCGCGCGAGGCGGGCGCAAACCTGCATGGCGTGCCGCAGATCATCAGCCCGGATATCGGCGTCTGGCGCGTGGACATCACCATCCCGCGCGAGTTCAGCGGCCAGCGTCTGAAGGAGCTGGAGGCCAAGGTTTCGCGGATGCGTGGCCGCTACAACGTCGCGGATCTCTGCATCTGCGACCCCTACAAGTACGGCCCCGGCGTCAGCCCGGTCCAGTATCCGTTCACCGACGGGACCTGGTTCACCGACGGGACGGGCTTCGCGGACCCGTCCATGGGCACCGCGCCGATCGTCACCACGACAGCCGTGGCCGAGGGCGGCAACATCCTGCAGGTCGATCTGGCCGGGCCGCCGGCGATCCCGCACCTGCGGATCGGCGACATGTTCAGCGTCAACGGATTCCTCTATCGCGTCGTCGGCCGCAACGTCCCGAACGGCCAGATCCGTTTCGAGCCGTCGGCGCGTCAGGCGATCCCCTCCGGCACCGCGCTGCAGACCGATCCGCCGCATTTCTACGGGCGGTTCGTCGACGATATGCAGGGCCAGAGGACCCGCGAGTTCCTGAAATGGGGCGCCAGCATCACCCTGTCCTTCGTCGAGGCATTTGACCGATGACCCCCGAGCTTTCGGCCTTTCTGGCGGCTGACCCCGAGGTCGTGCCGCTGGTCCGGCTGTTCCACCTCAACTTCGGCGCCGACGAATACTGGCTGAACGAGGGCAACACGCCGATCACCGCCGCAGGGCAGGTCTGGGCGCCGTCGCATGGCTGGATCTCGGCCGACCCGCTGACCCTGTCCGGAGGCCCATTCGATGCCAACCCGGCCTATTACACGGTCTGGAACGTCGGCAATCGCGAGGGCGAGGCGCTGGAATACCAAGCGCTGAACAATCCAGCTGTGTGGCACGGCAAGCTGGTGCGGCAGTTGTGGACCGTCCGGGGTTTCCCGAGCGACGCCATCGTCATGCACGTGGGTCGGATCATGACGGCCGACCCGCACCAGAGCAATACCAGACGCTTGATCCGCATCCGGTCCGAGACCATCGCGGCCTACCGCAATTATACGCCGCTCGGCGAATACACCGACCGCGACCAGCAGCGCCGGCATCCGGGCGATCGTGGCTGCGAATACGCCCCGACGCTGGTCGGCAAGAAGATCAAGGGGTGGCTGATCGGATGAGCGAGAAACCGGAACCGCCCTTCACGGCGGAGCAGATCGCATGGCTCGATGCCCGCTATCGGCTGAGCCTGCCGCAGCTGGAGCGCAAGCTGCAGGAGCAAGGCAAGGAAGCCCCTGCCGACCGAAATGCCGATGACGACGCCTGACCTGGGCGCTTATGTCCAGCGCACCGCCGCCCTGCCGTGGTGCTGGGGCGTCCAGGATTGCACGATCTGGGCCGCGGACTGGTGCCTGATCCGCTGGGGTGTGGACCCGGCCGCCCGGTATCGCGGGCGCTACCACGACGAGGCCGGCGCGCTGGCGCTGACCCGGGCGGGCCTGCTGGCCACAGTCGGCCCGGAGATCCCGCTGCGGCGGAAGGATGCTCCGGCCGAGGGCGATATCGGCGTGATCGAAATCAACGGCCGCCAGGTGGCGGCGATCTGGTCCGGGGCGCACTGGCTGTTCCGGACCCCGCGCGGCATCGGGATGACCAGTCGCGCCGCAATTGCAATCTGGGGTGACTGATGCCGCAAGTAGGTGCGTGGCTCGCAGCCGTCTGGACCGGCGCCAAGGGGGCGGCGGCGGCGTTCGCGCTCAAGACCGCCGCGTCGGTCGCGCTGAATCTCGCGCTGGCCAAGCTGACCGCGCCCAAGGGGCCGCGACCGCAGGAAATCGCCACGGAACTGCGTTCCAGCGCGGCGCAGCGGGTCCGCCATCTGGGCCGGGTCCGGGCCAGCGGCGCGGTCATGTTCTGGGACTGGACGCATGTCGGCGGCGCGCGGCGACTGTTCAAGCTGATCGCGGTGGCCGAGGGCGGGATGCAGGATGTCCACCAGTGGTATCTCGATGGTGAACCCGTCGAGGTGGATGTGGACGGCTTCGTCACCACAGAGCCCTGGAACAAGGGCAACATCCGCCTTCGTTTCCGGCGCGGCATCCAGGGCGACCAGTGGGATGGCGGCGCCTTCCCGGCGCTGCAATCGGCCTTCCCGGACCAGTGGACAGCCAACCATCGCCTCCGCGGGGTCGGCTGCATCCTGGCGACCTTCGACGCTGTGGGCGGCGAGGATATCGGCGATGTCTATCCCGGCGGCGAGCCCGAGGTTTCGGCGCTGATCAGCGGCGCGCCGCAATGGCGGCCGATCTCGGAAAGCTGGTCGCAGGTCCGGGCCGCGGCCGTGCTGCTGGGAGACGTGCTGACCAACCCGACCTATGGCGCATTGACCGGGGCAGACCTCGACCTGCCGTCGCTGACCGCCGCCACGGCGGCATGCACCGAAACGGTACCGACGGCCGGCGGCACGCGCCCGCGCTATCAGGCCGGGATCAGCTATGCGCTGTCGGACGGCCTGAAGGACACGGCTCAGAAGCTGCTGGACGCCATGGGTGGCAGGGCGTGGATCACTCCCGAGGGCAAGCTGGCGATCCAGGCCGGGGTCTGGGTGCCGCCGACAGTGACGATCGAGGAGCGCCACATCGTCGAGATGGACTATAGCGCCGGCACCGAGCGGATCAGCCGGGTCACGACGCTGGTGCCGTCCTATGTCGCGCCCGAGGTCGAATGGCAGGAAAGCACGGCCGATCCTTGGGACGATGATGCGGCCATTGCTCGCTGGGGCGAGGGCGAACCGAAGGGCGTCGATCTGCTGGCGGTCCAGCATCACGGCCAAGCGCGGCACGTCTGCAAGCAGATGCTGGCGGTGATGAACCCGGCCCGGCGCATGACGTTCAAGCTGCGCAGCTCGGGCCTGCGGCTGATGGGCGAGCGGGTCTGCGCCGTCAACATCCCGCGGCTCGGGCTGGTCAACACGCCGTTCTGGATCGACAGCTTCGGCTGGGACGGCACCAACGTGACCGTCGATCTGATCGAGGCGGATCCGGCATCGTTCAATTGGACGGCTGCCGAGGAAGGCAGCCCGCCTGCGGTGCCGGAGGAGATCGACCGCACGCCGGCGGAACTGAATACGCCGATCACCAGCGTCACGGTCGTGACGAACGATGGCGTGCCCTACATCCGGATCACCGGCACGCTCGTGTCGCAGGCCGGATATCAGATCTTCGCCCAGTTCCGGCGCAGCTCCAGCCGGCCGAACGGCCCCTGGACGAACATGGTGCGCGAGACCTCGCCGGCAGGGCAGTACATGTTCCGAACCCAGCCACTCGGGGATCGCGTCGATTACGACATCAGGACCTTCATCGGCCTGCTGCGCGACGGGGAATATATCCTTCAGTCCACGCCGGTCGAGGTCCAGGACATCGATGTGGTGGCCAACAACAACCCGCCCGCGGCACCGGTCGTGGTTTCGGAGGACGGCGTGGCCGGCGGCACGCTGACAGTTGTGTTCATGCCCGATCTCGGCGCGAACTATTTCCGCACCGGCCTCTACCGCGCCCCGGCGGGCGGCAACTGGGGTCAGGCCACCTTCATCAAGTGGTCCTACGACACATCGTCCGACGTGACGATGACGGCGCCAATCCCCGGCGCTGGGGCGCGCTTCTGGCTGCAGTCCGAGAACCACAGCGAAATCCCATCCGACCCGGTCGTGGTCGGCAACTATCCGGCCTGATCCGGCCCGACATCACCAACCTGCTGCGGTCCCTCGGGGCCGCTTTTTTCGTGTGAGGCACCATGAGCTTTCAGTCCGAAGCGAACAGCACCTATGTCAACGGCTCCCCGGTCGCCAAGTCCGATGTCCGCGCTCTGTGGGGCGACGTGGATGATGTGGTCACCACGCTCAACCGGCTCGGGGTCATCCCGCTCACCAATATCGGCGGCACGGCGAACGCGATCACGGCCGACATGGCAAGCGGAACGCCTGTCGCCAGCCTGAACGCGAATTCGACCGTCTCCTTCACCCCCTCGGCCAGCAACACCGGCAGCCCGGTCACGCTGTTCGTCGCGGGCGATCAGGCGCGGCCCCTGCGCGGCGAGGACGGCGGCGACATCCCGGCCGGCTATCTCAAGGCGAGCCGGTTCTACATCGCGCAGCGCTTCGGTGCGAACTGGAAGATCATCTCCGGCGGTGCGACGTTTGATGACCTGGTGGCGATCTCCGCGATCCTCGACGGCAAGGCCGACGCCACCACCATCGCGGCGGCTCTGAACGTTGTCGGCGTCACGCCCTTGATCAACGTGGACGGTACCGGCAACGCGATCACGGCCGACATGGCGGCGAATGCGGTCGCCGCAGGCATGGTGATCGGCGGCAACGCCTTGGTCGAGTTCATCCCCGTTGAAACGAACACCAATCCCAGCCCGACGCTGAACGTCTCACAGGACGGCACCGCCCGCTTTATCCAGCCCGAGGACGGCGGCTCGATGCCGGCGGAGTTCCTGGTGCCAGGCCGGTCCTATCTGCTGCGCCGTCGCGGGAATGTGTGGCGTGTGCAGAGCGGGTCCGCGACGAAGCTGATGCTGGATGCGCTGCGCGCCGTGCTGGAAACCGCCAGCAACCTCGGCGACGTGTTGCGCCTGACCACCTCCGGCACCGCCGATGCCATGACGGCGACCCGACCCGCCGGGCAGTCCCATATCGGCGACACGCTCGGCACGGTGGTTTCGTTCAGCCCGGTCGGCACCAATACCGTGCCCAACCCCACGCTCCAGATCGAGGATGGCACCGTGCGCCAGATCCGCAGGCCAGGCGGCGGCACGCTGCCCGCCGAGGCACTGGACCCGAACCGCTATTACCTGGCCCGCATCACCGCCGGATCGCCCCAGACCCTGCGACTGCTCGCATCGACGCTGCCTGCCGACATCTTCGGGCTTGCCGAGGACCTGACCGCCAAGGATGAGCGCGACGACATCATCGAGGGCGTGGCGGGCCGCGCCGATGGCCGTGCCGCAGTGCTGGTCCCCGATGGCGAACCCAGCAATCCCGACTATATCTTCTCGCTCGCAGACGGTGCCGGCCATCAAATGGCAGGTTTCGACGCCCTGCGCCGCATGCTCGACCTGGGCTTCCCGCTCGCCTTCGGACCGGACACGTCCTTCGTCACCGGGGACGAGGCGCAATACCTGTTCTCGATCGAGGACGAGGCCGGCAACCCGGTCTTCGCCATCGGCCAGGACGGGACGGTCCATGGCGGCGCCATTTCCGGCGGCTCCTCGGCCGGCGTCGATGTCGAGGGTTTTGCCGCCAAGCGGATGGCCGACGAGGTGCCGGTGCTTGACGACGACGAGCAGGCATCGGTCAAGACGTTCACCAGCGCCCGCGAAATCTATGTCGGCGTGCCGTTCCGGGGGCAGAACTACATCAGCGGCGAGGCGGGCGCGGGTGTCGATGTCGGATGGCTGCCCCTGAACGGCGAGGTGAATATCGAGCTGGGCCACAACGACGCCTATATCTATTCCAGCCTCGGCTTTGCCGGCACCGGCGGCACCAACACCCTGATCCGCACGCCGGGCGTCTACACCGTGGTCCGCGTGATCAGAATCTCTGGCCGGATCGTCTATGCCGTCCTGACCGGATCGGTCGTGGAATCGACCACATCGCCGATCCGGGATCGCTCCATCGTCCTGGGCGGCCAGTCGCACATGGCCAGCGGCTATCGCCTCGGCGTCGTCGCCGGGCTGCTGGACGGCATGGCCAACATGCAGTGGCGCCCCGGCGGCAACTGGATGCCCACGCCGGTCAACTGGACCCCGCACGCGATCAACGGCGCCTCGGGAGAAACCGCGATCTCCAGCGTCGCCAGCGCGAACTGTTGGTGGGATCATGCCAATGACAGCGACGGTCCGGCGCTCATCACCTGGAAGGACCGGATTGCCACGGCCATCGCCGCCGGCCAGCCCGTGCCGGAGGACGTGATCTGGGCGCAGGGCGAAAGCGACTGCGCGGCCCTGACCAGTGGGACGTTGTCCCTCGCGGTCCATTGGGAGGATCTGACGGCGGTCTTTGCCGAGATGCGCGCCCATCTGATCGGCCTCGGGGCCACCGATCCGCGCTTCTTCATCGGCATGCTCGGCCGGGGCGAGGATCCGGTTCGGCGCGGCCGGGCGCGTGGCTATACCGCCGTGCGCCAGAACTACCTGCGGCTGATCGCGGAGACGGCATGGGTGCATTACGCCTGCGAGGCCTATGACCTGCCGGGCGTGTTCAACGATGTGCATTATTCATTCTTGGGCAGCTACACCTTCGGCTATCGGTTCAGCCGGGCGGTCAACAATGTCCGCGCCGGCCAGGCCAACAGCCTCGGCCCGCAGGTCACCGCCGCCACGCTGCAGGACGAGGGCCGCAGCGTCAGGCTGACGATCGGCGGCAGCAGCCTGCGGATGCCCAGCAATCCGGCGATGCCCTGGATCATCCCGGCCGGCGGCGACGCGCAATCCACCCCGGTCCCGGTCACCAGCGTGCGGGTCGATGGCAATGCGCTTGTCGTCACAGCGGCGCAGGACCTGACCGCCTGCCGCATCATCTATCCCTGGGGCGCCGTGCCCAACCCGCGCGGCGACAGCATCGTCTACGACATGGCGGATGTGCACGTCAAAATGCCCGGCCTGCCGCTCCGCACCTTCATCACCGCCCCGCTCAGCTAAGGAGGTCCACAGCATGGCTGGACTGCAGATCGTCATCCCCGGCGCCGATTTCTCGGGCTCGGGCATCCCCCGCAACACCCGCTATCTGCCGGGCACCGATATCCCGGCCTATGATGCGCTCGGCGTCTGGGCGCTGAGCGAGGGCACGGCCGGCAGCGTCTATACCGGCGAGTTCGCCAACCTGGTGCCGGGCGGCCCTTCGGCGCGCCTCCTGCCGGGATGGGCCGCGCCGACGATGCGCAATTTCGGGACGCAGCGGGGCGGCTTCTCGGTCGAGAGCGTCGACGGGACCTTCATCGACACGCGGGTCTCGGCGGCGCGCAGCGCCTTCACCATGGCAGGCATCCTGCGCACCCGGCCGAAACACGGCACGGTCACGCCCTACAACCTGATCCAGATGCTGACCAGTGACGACATGAACAACCTGCCGGCCAGCAATGCCGGCAACATCAGCATGCTCACCGGGCTCTGGTCGCTCGGGTCGAACCTCAATGACGGCCAGGTCGGCCAGCTGGTGAAGTTCGGCGCGGCCATCGCCAATGTCGACGGATCGTCCTCGACCATCATGCCGGCCTTCTACGGCCAGCAGAACCAGTGGAACGCCGTTGGCATCTCGATCGACGGCCATTCGGGGGAGATGGTGCTGCAGACGCTGACTGCGCGCGGCGTCGTCACCGATGCCGGCCGGGGCAATACGCTGCTCCATCAGCGCTTCGTGACCGAACTGGCGCAGCGGGGTGGCAATTTCCTGTTCGGGGCCATGCCGAATGGCGGCGCGCGCGACAGTAGCGGCCCCATCGCGGATTTCATGTGTGCGGGCGTCTGGGGCAACTCCAAGACCGAGGGCGAGATGGAGGCCATCCTGCGCGGCCTGGCCAAGATCGCGATCGGCCGGGGCGTGACGGTCAGCGGATATTGAGGGCAGGCCACTGTCCGAACGATGCACGCAAGAGGCGATTAGCCGCTTGCAGAACTCCGCGCATGAGCGATAACTTGCCTATGCGCGAACTGTTTGGTGCATTTTTGCAAGGGAAGGCTGCGACTTGTCTGGAAACTCTCTGATCTGGGATGGCCGCAAGGCGATCACCGCCTACGGGACCTATGAAATCATGCCGGAGGAATCTGCCGACGAGGGCGGTTACTGGCTGTATCGCCGCGATGGCGTAGAAAGCGAAAAGCAGTATTTCACCGAGGGCGCGGCGAAGCTCGCGGTCCAGGAGGATTTCGACCGCCGTCTGTCAGAGGTCTTCGGGCAGGTCAAAGGCGCCGCATAGCCGTCTCGCAAACACTCACGGACAACGACAGCCCCGCCTCGCGCGGGGCTATATCTGTGCGCCCGGCTCCATGAGGGTAGCTCCCTGGAGCCGGGCCACCAGCGCCCGATCCACCCGCCTAATATAGGCTGAGTGCGGGCCGAGCCCGTAAGTCGATTCGCTGGTAAGGTTTTCCATACCATGCCCGCCGAATTGAGCAATTTGACCAAGTACAGGTTCTGGACTGAATCGACCGGATCGATGGCAAGAGCCGACGATCAGGCCCCACCCCACGCGGGGCATTTCTCGCTCTCCATAGGCACGACCTTCACATGAGGGCCAGCAGGATCACACCCCGGCCACCTTGCGCAGCGCCTCATCAATGCGGCTCTGCCACCCGGGGCCACCGGCCTTGAAATGCTCAATCACCTCGGGGCTGAGGCGGATCGAGACGGGAATATTGGTCGCTGCCTTCTGCGGGCCGCGGGTGCGGGGGAAGGCCGCCCGGATGTGATCGGGCAGTTCGCTGGCCGGCTTCGCTCTGGCGAAGTCTTCAACGGTCCATTCCGGGTTGTCGGGATCAGTCACGATCCGGCAGGGCATAGCGGTCCATCTCCTTTTTGTGTGCCCGGCGATGCTCAGTTCGAGAAAGCGTCGATCAGATTCAACACTGCAAGGATCCTCCGGGTGCCACTATCAACCCGGTAAATCCGGCCATTGTCCCGATAGTAGTTCCAGCCTCGGCGTTGCTCCAGGCCATACCGGTCCACGTCGCGGATTAACACGTAATCACCAATGCGAAGGGTGTCACCGACGCGTGTACCGTAGCGCTTGCCGACTTGACCAGGAGGAATGCAGGGCGGGTTTCTCTTGGCGAGTCCGGGCGGGCAATCGGCCACACGGCGAATTGGTAACCCATTATTGCCCCTGTGGCCACGATCATCGAGATGGCGCACTTGCCCACCTTTGCCGTGCCCGCGCCCAGGATCAGCGGCGACCGGGGTCGAAGCCAAGGGGGCAAGGGTTAAGGCGGCTATCAGGATCGGTACCAGTTTCATCTTTCGTGCTCCGTAAATCCGCGGAAGCGTATAACTTCGGCATCCGTGATGGTGGCATCACAAAAACATGCGCTGGCGAAAAACTGCCTAACCAATCCACGAATGATCGTCTTCCCGCTCCGCGCGGAACTTTTCCCATGCGCCGATAATATGCCCCTCGCCCGGGAGGTCTGGGGTATGGGCGAGGGGCTGCCCCGAACCGCCAATGCCCGGAGCGGCAAGACCATAGCACGGCTTCCGCGCAGCATCATGACGCCTCGCCGTTTCGTGATGGGAAAACGCCCCCAGCCGGACTGATGGCGGGCGGCCGGGGGCTGCCCCATACCAATACCCAGGGCGATTCCCGCCATAGCACAAATCGCACCGAACGGTGCGGAAATCTTACGCGCAGGAGGCATGATGACCGATTCCGAACTCTTCCAGGCGGTCCGCTCGGGCTGGCCCCAGCTCATGGGCATCTTCGCCATCATCTGGTGGAGCCGGAAAATCGACCTGAAGGTGAAGGATCACGCCTCGCGCCTCGACCGGCACGAAAACCGCCTGACCCATTTCGAGGCAACCCAACAGCAACAGGCGCTGCAACTCGCCCGGATTGAGGAATCTCTGTCGGGCATCAAGCTGACACTGGATCGGATCTATACTCAGATGAGCGAGCGCAGCCGGATCCAGCATCACAATGAACGAACGATACCGCCGCGGTGATTTCGGGGGTTGGTGGGCGCGGGGAACCTGAGCGAAACCATCACGCCCACCGGAGACGCATCTATCTCAAGCCTGGAGGCGCAGGCAATAGGCAGGATTGCCCAGACTCATCAGGCGGTGAGCGGGGCGGGACAAGTTTTTGGCGCACTGGTTCCCGCCCCGCGACTGCCAGTCTTCGGTGGATGGAACTAAGGCAGCCTCCCCCACTGCAGCCGAAATGCCGGGGGCAGAGCGTTAACGAGAAAGTGTCAGGAAGGTTCCAGCGGTGGGGCGGACAAAGGCAACGTCATGCCCGCCCCGTTGCCCGTGAGTAGCGCCCGAGAATCGGGAACGCGCGGCTCATAGCACGATGCCATCGGACAGTTAATCCCGTCCGGCCAGCGGAATAGCGCGGGCCCTGATGGAGGACCTCATTCAGGGTTGACGCAGATTCCTTCGTCTGATTCACTAGATATGCGGGGGCGCCGGGGCCTTGGTGCAACATGCAGTAGTTATGTTGCGGGTCTTCTGACGGTTGGACATCGGATTCCAGCCTATCGCGGTTGATCAATACAAGCCGGGACCCGCACCATTCACGGGCGGAAATAGTAACCGTAATGCTCGAAAATAATCCTCTGCTGTTCCGTCAGGCCAATAGTGTCAATTTTGTGCGGTTGTAGAACTAGCCCGACATCTACAATTCCATTAGGCCCTCTTGCCATTATTGGATCAAGGGCGCTCGCGCTTTCTACAGACCATCGTTTGGAGCCGCTCTCGACAGCCTGATAAAATGCGCTAGCAACGATATCTGCCAACTGGAGACCGGCTTCCGCATAGTGAGGAACGTATTCTACTAACCGGAACCGAAGGACTTCAAACCGCATCTCATGCAGGCTTAATAAAGGCTTTCCTTGCGCGCGAAGCCAAGTCCAGTACGCCTTGGTGTGCCCATATGAGTGACCGCCCCGAGCGCTGAAAATTACCTTCATTATACCGTCTCGATGGAGCTTCCGTCGAGAGTTGTCCAAGCAGTAGTTCGTGGCTCTTTCCATGAGGATTCGAACAACCCAATTGTAAAACCACTGCTTACCTCCTGCTACCGCAGCCCGTTCATTCTTATACCCTCTCATGTTCTTCTTGTTTGAGCATACAGTGAAAGCGCGGACAGGAAGCTGTGATAGCATTGACGCGGCCCGCACGCGTTTTTGGTCACTTAGTTTTCGGAAATGCAGCGTCCCAGATTGAAGGGCTTTGATATCTGATCGTATCTCTTCCAGCCATGTCCTGCATTTTGCTACATCTTCAGACCGAACCAGTAGTCCCGATATCACAAGCCACTCGGATGAGCCGTTGGGATCGATCGGCATGACGCGTTTCAATCCGTCATCACCCGCTTCATCGATGTATAAAACGTAATCGTAATCCAACTCGCTCATGAGACAATCAGAAGCGTCGATTGGAGATTCGTCAAGTATCTCAACCGTTTCGCCCGCCTCGCGCGGGCTTTTTCATGGAGCAATGACATGACCAACGCACCGGTGCGTTACATCGTGCTGCACTATAGCGCGACCTATGCCGATCAGGATCTGGGCGTCGAGGACATCCGCAAGATGCATCTCGACCGCGGGTTCAACGACGTCGGCTACCATTACATCATCAAGCGCGACGGCACCGTCCAGAAGGGCCGGGCCGATAGCACCGTCGGCGCCCATGTCGCGGGGCACAACACCGGCAGCATCGGCATCTGCTGCATCGGCGGGCTCGAGCGCGCCTCCGGGCCCAATGTCGGCGTGGACAATCGCACCGACGCGCAGAAGGCCGCGACGATCCGGCTGGTGCGCGATCTGCTGGTCAGGCATCCCGGCGCGCAGGTGGTCGGCCATCGCGATCTCGCCCCGACGCTATGCCCGGGCTTCGATGTGCGCAGCTGGTGGGCCTCGGTCGATACCGGCAGCGCCTCGACCATCGCAGCCCCCGAGATCCCGCCGACCATCCGCAACGGTTCGCGCGGGGAAGCCGTCAGCGATGCCCAGCACCGCCTGCGGGCGCGGGGTTACGACATCATCGCCGACGGCATCTTCGGTCCCCGAACCGAGGCTACCGTCCGACAATTCCAGCGCGCCAACGGTCTCGCGGCCGACGGCATCATCGGCCCGAAAAGCTGGGCCGCACTGCTGGACTGACCATCATCATCAAGGAGACTGATCATGCAGACCATCGTCAACGCGGCCATGCCGCACCTGCTGGAGATGCTCGGCCTCGTGCTGACCGGCGTCATCACCTGGGCAGCCGCCAAGGCCCGCCAGAAATGGGGCATCGACATAGAGGCCCGCCACCGCGAATCGCTGCATTCCGCCCTGATGTCGGGCGCGCAGATGGCCGCCGCCGGCAACCTGTCCTTCGACGCCGCGATCCGCATCATCCTGGAGCATGTCCGCAACAGCGTGCCGGATGCGCTGGCCGCGCTGACGCCCTCTGGCGCGACGCTGCGCAACCTAGCGGAGGCCAAGCTGGCCGAGGCGCAGGCCGAGATCATCGGCCGGGCGACGGATGCGCTCACCGCAAAGCTCCGCGATGCCGGCGCGCTGTGAGGGGGCGCCGGATCTGGCCACGGTGGCGCCTGACCATGTGGCGACCTATGGCATCACGTCCGAGGCGCTGACCTTCTACGTCAACGGCAAGCCTGCGCTGGTGATTGACCGGCGCGGGTTCGACGGGCTGATGCTGCGGTTGATGGTGGCGAAGATGGAGGGAGAGTGACGACGCCATGCCGCTGTGCAATGATGATCTGAAAGCTTCATTGATCGCGAGTGAACAGGCTTAAGCATGACCCATAACATTGACGTCAATTCGGAGAGGTTTTATTTCGATGTATCGATTGACCGCCTCAAGGCGTTTCCAGATAATTCGACTGACGAACTATGGAGATTGGGTCGCGAGTGTTCTTGGCTTGTAGAAGCCTTCGAAAATGTTGCGTCCGCTCTATTTGATTATGAGCGAGCAGAATTAAACTTGGATGAGCTTGAAAGAGTTCTGGCGATTATCGGCGATGAACATTTTTCCGCCGCGAGGAGCGGTGTCTATCTTGATTTTGATGAGATGATATTTGATAGAACGGGTGCGTGCGGAAGTGCGCCATGGAGAATAAAAGGATTGCGCGAAACTGGATTTATTTTCTCCCTAGTGATGTTTGGCAATGAAGTAAACAGAATGGCAGATATTCTTCACGATGATGATTTCTTTGGTCTCAGAGATGAGTTTTCAGGTAGGTTTCCTGAACTTAAGGAGATTCGTGATTTTTTTGCCCATAAGGATGAAAGGCTGCGCCGGGAGGTTCGAAGAAAGCCGGCCGAAATTGGTCCAATGGTCATTATCTCAAGGTCGGGGAGCATTGAGGTCACCAATAGCAAAGGTGAGCAATCTCAATTGGAATTTGATAGGAGTTCGATAGTCTTCGCTCGCGACATCACTATATGCGCCATGAAGAAATGCGGATATGAATTCACAGCGTGAATCTCTCATGCTTGATTGACCCCCGCTGCCAACGCCGCCATCCTTGCACCATGTGCAACCTCTACAAACCCCGCCAGACTGCCGCCGAGATCGCCCGCCTGTTTCCGGCGCGCGACCTTACCGGCAACCACCCGTGGCCGGCGGAGGCCTATCCCGACCGGCTGGCCCCGATCATACGCAATGGCGACGATGGCCCGGAGATCGTCCAGGCGCGCTGGGGGATGCCCACGCCGCCGAAATTCCTGCCCGCCTCGGGCCGAGACAGCGGCGTGACCAACATCCGCAACACAGCCAGCCCGCACTGGCGCCGCTGGCTGGGCCCCGCGCATCGCTGCCTGGTGCCGATCGAGGCGTTCAGCGAGCCCGGCCGGGACCGCAAGCCGGTGTGGTTCGAATCTGCCAGCGACGCGCCGATGATGTTCGCTGGTATCGAGGTCCGCGACTGGACCAGCATCCGCAAGGTCAAGGACGGCGAGACCACGGATGACCTGTTCGGCTTCCTGACCTGCCCGCCGAACGCCGAGGTCGGCGCGATCCACCCCAAGGCCATGCCGGTGATTCTGCGAACGCCGGGCGAATGGAGCGCCTGGATGTCGGCGCCGTGGGATATTGCCCAGGCCCTGCAGGCGCCACTGCCAGACGGTTCACTAAAAATCGTCTAGCCGAATCGCTCCATGTTCCACATATGTTCTCATATGATGGGCATCACGATTCGCGATCTGATAGATGAGGGCGCCGCGCTGCAGATCCGCTGCACGGGCTGCGGCAAGACCTATGTCTATCAGGGCGATTTCCACCTGCGAACAGTCGCTGTTCTGTCGATGCGGATGCGCAACCTGCAGAGGCTGTTGCGCTGCGGCGGCTGCGGCGCGGCCGGCGAGGTCGTGCTGTCTTTCCCGTGCATGGTGGTCGATGAGGGCCGGCGCACGCCGAAGCCGATCGATCCGCGTTCACAGGTGGGGCCAGGACTATGGCGGTGAAGCGCCCGCCATTCGCGGCGGCCAACTACCTGGGCCATGCCGTCACCTATCATTGCAGCAACATCAAGTGCGGGCACTATCGCAAAATTCCGGTCTCTGTCCTGGTCCATCGTTACGGCGAAGATCTCGACATGAACGATTTCGAGCGCCGGTTGCGCTGCTCGAAGTGCGGGGCCCGCGATCCGCGACCGATCTTCAGCTGGCTGATGAACAAGGAGGCGTGA